GAATGGAAAAGAGTCCCATGCCGAAGGAAGTGGGACTACTGCTTCAAGCTCGTCATCTCATGCAGAAGGAGGAGGAACTACTGCCTTAGGTTCTGAGTCTCATGCAGAAGGAAAAAGTACTTATAAACAATCTGATGTAATAGAAATAACAAATATGACAACAAACGATGAAATTATTGCCGCTTGGAATTCTAAAAACTTTAGTTTAGCCAAGAGCACCGGTTCGCATTGCGAAGGAATTAATACTTTGGCTCTTGGCGCAGCTTCCCACGCCGCCGGTGTTAGTACAATAGCAAACAAAACTGCTCAAACTGCTGTTGGTAAATATAATACCGAAGACGTAAACGAAGATACTGAATATGGCAAATATAGTTTTATTATTGGTAATGGTGAAGATGATGCTAACCGTTCCAATGCTTTTGCTATAGACTGGGAAGGAAATATTTATGTTAATAATAGTGAAACAGGCGTAAGTGTATTAGATCTATTAAATAGAATCAAAGCTCTTGAAAATGCAATATCTTCAAATAAGATTCTTTTAACAGACGATACAACTGGAACAATCTATCAGCTTGGTATAAATAATGGAACAACATATTTTAAAGAATATATTGGATAAATATAATAAATTAGGAGGAATATGATTATGACGAAGGAAAGATTTTTCGTAGAAATTAACGATGAAAATGCTGTATATGATGGTGATACTCTTAAGGTAACACTTCCTTGCGATAAACAGAGTTGCGAAGGAGTTGATTTTTATTTCTCCAAAGAATGGACAGAAAATAAAAATCTTATAGTTGAATCTGCTTCAATCTCACCTGCACCTCTTGAGTGTTATTGGAACTGGCTTATGACATTACAAGGTGCACCTGATTATGAGGTTTATCCAAATGGTGGTAGTGTTGATATTAGTAAATATACAAGAACTGGCACTCCCGGCGCATTTGGTTTTAGCGGCCATACATCTGGTGAAGAGGACATCACTATTACCTTTAAAATTAAAAAATACGATCTCTAAATGATATAATATGAGAAAGAGGTTAATGAACATTTTCAAATATCTTGTTCTTTTCCTAATTGGCGGCGCCACATATTTTTGAATTGAAATTTTGTGGCGCGACAATTCTCATTGGGCAAATCTGTTTGCCTTTTACTTTGATTTGGATTGTACTATCTGCTGCTATAATTGTGATGGATGATTGAGTACGATACAAGGTTTTCAATAAAGAAAAACCACATTATACGAGTCTAATTCTTAATAAATTAAGAGGTGAGAAATAATGGCTAATTTAACTTTCCAATGGGAAGGAGATATTAATGTCGTTGGTGGAGAAGTAAAGAAGGACGGAGTACCGATTAGTGCGGGTTCTTCTAGTGTGACCATTGAAGACATTAAAGGCAATTATATTGACAATAGTAATTTTAGTGTTAATAGCAATGGACAGGCTGAATATACCACTGAACAGGGAACTAATTTATATACTGTAGATAGATGGTATATTGATGGAGGTACTCTCGTACCAAAGAGTAATGGAGTTCAGTTTACAAATAATAATGAAAATACTGGAACAAATTCTTTGATTAGATTGAGACAAGATATTCCATATCCTTTTAGTACTTTTGCAGGTAAAATACTTACTCTTTCTGCAAAGATTAATGGAGTGGTTTATACAGGGACAAGTGAGCAGCTCCCAGCAGAAAAGCCAACAGAAGGAACAAATGGTTCAAGTGCTATTCAATATATTCAAACAACGGGTATTGCTGAACATGCTATTTGTCTCAATTATTCAGTTACCGGAGATTATTTCGTTCCATATATTGCATTGGCATATAGTCAGTCTGTAGAGATAGAATGGGTGAAATTGGAAATTGGCGATTCAGCTACACCTTATGTTGCTCCAGACCATGCTACTGAAAAAATAAAGGCGGAATTTATGTCAGATAATGGTAGTATTTCAATGCCATATACTAAAGAAGAAATTGATACGAAGATAGATGAAATTGAAGAACAAGTTGATGGAATTAATTCTACATCTTTAACAGTCAAAGTTAATGATAAAGATTTCTTAATGGAAACTCGTGAAATGACTCGTTCAGAACAAGCTCATATAGTAATGAATTATTCTTCTTATGATCCTATAATCGAAATGGAGAATTTTGTATTCATTAATGACATGTCAAGAATTACGGTAAAAGACAAGAAATCACTTGATAATACAATTGGGCAAATAACACCTGTTATTGGTGGTGCTATGTCAGTCCAAAATATCGCTTGCTTTGCAATAATTCCCTCTATGCAAGAACGCCAGGGAGGTCAAAAACTTGTTTTTAACTTGTATGTTGTAGACAGTAATACAAATTATTTATATGCTGGAGTACTTCGTTTACAGGATTGCATTATATCGGGAAATTGGAACGTAAATGTTGATCAGGTATTCCAATTCGTAAGTTCAACACCATATTGTTTAACACAATCTAAAAATAGAGTTTATTCCTTTATAGATGAAATGATTAGAATTTTTTCTGGTACAGATATCAGAAATTTTGAAATACAAGAATTTGAGACTTTTGATCATAATATAGATCAAATTAAATGCGATCCAAATGGAGAGGTATTTGTTCATCTAACAAAAAAATACGACGTAGGAATGAGCGGATGGTGTCGTATAGAAGAACTTTCTGTGCCCGACCTTAATGAAATAAAATGGGATCCTGTAGGAATGTGTCAAAAAATAGATGATACAGAAGAGATAGAATTTATTGAATTGGAAGATATTTTTAGATGGAAAGATTATATAATAGGCACTAGCAATGGTGTTATTTATTATTACCATATATCAGAACTTCGCTCATCTCATGTGACGGACTATGGATATAAATATATCTATGCACATAAGTTTGCAACAAACATGTTTTTATATAGCTCGAATATTTTTGTTTCTGATGATTATATCGTTGTAAATAATAGTAGTGGAACGGCAATTTATTCTGAATTTTTTGTTGAAAATCATGTTTATGCAAACCTCTCTAAACAAACAGTAAATAATAGTGCGGCAAAAAGAAATTCCGGTATCAGAGGTGTGATTGATACGGTTGATGGTTTATATATTATAGGAACTACGGGACAGGTAAAAGTTTTACATAGAACGTATGAACTTGATTTACAATCAGCAATCAATTATTTGAGATAAAAATTATGGCGGCGAGTAATACTGCCCGCCGCCAAATTTAAAGGTGATGGAAATGATAAGAACGAAAAAAGAAAACTCTATTGAAGCAGCCTATTTTGCCAGACAAGGATTAGGGTTAGTACTAACAGACGAAGAAAAAATTAAATTAAAACAATTCTTAAATCAGATAGATGATCCCATTGAAGTCTATGTCATCCCAGATAATGGTGATGATAATAATGATGGTCTTTCTAATAATAATGCTATGAAAACTTTATCCTCAGCATTTAAAAAATATCAAAATTATAACAAAATAACTTTTCATGTATTTGGACAGATTCACCCAAATATTCAAGATATTGGGGATATAGAATTAATTAATAAAGACATTGAAATTAAAAGCGGGGCAAGAGGACTTTATATTAAGGGGAAATTTAATTTAATTAATTCAAGATTAATAATTGAAGGCCCTACCCCATTAGGGTATCAGTTGCAAATTGAATCAACTGTACCTGGAAATAGCATTTTTCATTTAGATAGAAATAGTATTTTAAAATTATATTGTATAGGAATAGATTGTTCTCAAAATGGTGCCATTCCAATTATGGCGCGCTCAAGTAAAATTTATGTCCGTTCTTCTACTATTACCACAAAGGAAGACCCAGATGCAGAGGGCGGCGGCCTTATAGTTGATGCAATTTGGGCTGAAGATCTTTGTGAGATAGCACTCCAAGAATCGTTAATAAACGGACCAATAAACACAGACAATTCTTGTACAATTATAAAATAATCAAAGGTGATGAAAATGAAAAAGAAAATTGAAACTTCAAAAATCTTCCTCTTTATCATAGCTCTTCTCAGTATTTTCATTACTGCTTTTTCAACTTGGTTCTGCTTTAAATATGAAACTTGTGAGCCTCTTTGCTATACCGTCCCAGCCATCTTTACAGAGCTTGGGGCGGCGACAGCAGGTTATTATTGGAAAAGTAAAAATGAAAATAGAATTAAGATGACATTAGGAGCAGTAAAAGAAATTTCGGAATATAATGAGCTTAGTGAAGAGCAAGTTAGAATTGTAGAGGCTCTTGTTAATACACTGGGGTGATGTAAATGGCTTTTGAATTTAACTCAAATAATAGTTATCTTTTTAATATTAATGAATTCACAGATGATAATAGAGTCCATTATAAAAAAATTCAAGCCGTTTTAAAAACCAATCCTGAAATTAATAGCTCTGTTATCATAAAAATTATTGCCCCTGCAATTCGTAGCACAGAAGAAGGAGAAATTCAACATAAATTTTTAAGAAGCTCTGACGAGAAATTCTTAAGTATGAAGGGAGATACTTCAATATCTCCCTTACAAACAAACTTAATAACATTTGATAATTATGAATTAATTACGGAAGATTCCTATCTTTTAATGGTGAAGGAGGGATAATATGGAAATAATAAGATATCAGCTAAATTATACTATCGATCAGCTTAATAATATTTTAAGCAAGGCTGATAATATGGAAAATTATGATGATACAGAATTAAGAGCAAATTTAAATGAAATTAAAACAGAGTTAGAATCTTTAGAAGAAATTATTACTGGATTATCAGAGAATGTAAAAATAGAAAGTGATACTTCTAGTAGTTCTATTCTTGTTTATGATTATTTGCCCGATAATAATAAAGAAATTAGAATAAATACAGCAATTGAAAAAATCAGTTTTTCAACTTTGACAGAACAGTCAGGAGAAATTTCTGATGATTATTGGGTTTTAATTATTTTTCCTAAATCAGAAAATGTTTCTTCTTTAGAAGATTTAATTGGAAATCCAGAAATAAAGATTTTAAGCCCTGATATTGATATTTCCTCATATGAGAGAATACACTTATTATTCACTTATGATGGAGATAATATTTGTTGTGTGGCGGCCGGCTACTGAGGTGGATAAAATGAATGACTATCAAAAGAAAATTTTATTTTACATGTTAATACCTCAAGTAAAATCAATAGACTATATTTATGAGATTGAGAATGATTTTGCCGCGGCGCGATTTTATTTAAAAGATAAAGCTTTTGTTAAAATACCTGAATCTTTTGAAGACAAAGAAGTTAATTTAATTGAGGCAACTTGTTTTAATGGAAAGTCTTTAACGGAAGTAATAATACCAGATACAGTGAGCGAGGTGGAATAATATGGCACAATCTTCTTTGGTAGTGGGAAATAGTTATGAAGATAGAAACATAAAAGGTACCGGTATAGAAACAGATCCATGGATCATTGGAGAGCTAGAAGAAACAGAAACAGAAATGTTTAAAAATCTTCTTGATGCAGTATATACTAGTAACGCATACGTTAAACTAATTAAAGATATAGATTGCAGTAAAAGTGAAGAATATAGAGGAGGAATTGACTACAGTCTATACTTCAAATGTGCTAAATTTTATTCAGAAAAAAATGGCGATGAAAAACCGGCCATAAAAAATTTAATAATAAAAAATCAATACGCTCTTGAAACATATGGAGCACAGGTTTTAAATATAAAATTCTTGAATATTTATCATGTTGGTAGTAATACTTTGACTTCTGAATTTATTCATAGAAACAGTGGAAATCCTGAATTTCAATATTGTGATTTTTCAGGTCTAACTAATGCACAAAAAAAGAATTCTGTTTTTAATTCTGCTCATGTTAAATTTGCTTTTTGTGCAATTAATTATATAATTAAAAATTATGAGAATATAAGCGATCTAACAATTTTTAATGGACAGCAAAATGAGCCTTTTAATATGTGTCAAATTCATTACGATGGACCAATTTATTCTTACCCTTATGAAACGGGTGCGAGCAGTATTTTTATAACTTATGCGAAAAAAACTGCAATAACAGGTATTTTAAAAATTCAGCCGGAAGCAGAAATTTTTACATGCATTTTTAAAGAATGTGATGGATGTTATTTTTCTGGAATGATTCAGAGTGAAGATCAAGAAAATAAACATATCATATATAAATCAGTATCTCAAAGTAGTTTTCAAGATAATCTAATCTGTACTGAGCTTCCTGAAGATGAGTCCATAACAATGACTACAGTTTCAAATAATATAATTACCACAATCACTCCTGAAAACCTTAAATCTAAAGAATATCTTTATAATATTGGTTTTCTTCCTTAAAGAGGTGTAATTCATGGCTTGGACAGACACATATTGGGAACAAGATAATGATAAAAACAATGGCTTTCCAATTCCAATTGAACTTATTTTACCAGAAGATTTTACTTTTGATTCAATCTATACCCCTTGGATTACGAATGGAGAAGAAAATCCCTATATTATATCCTCTATTTCTGACTTCACTTTTGATTCAATCTATACCCCTTGGATTACGAATGGAGAAGAAAATCCCTATATTATATCCTCTATTTCTGACTTCACTTTTGATTTAATTTATACTCCTTGGAGTTTCGATAGCACAGAAGAGTTTAATTCTGGCTATCCTTATATGCAAAAATATCCATACTTAGGTGCTTTTGCTAATTGTAGAAATCTTAAAGAGATAGTTATACCAAAAACAGTAAAGAAATTAGGGCAACATACCTTTAGAGGAACCTCTCTAACCCAAGTAACAATTGCATCTGATTGTGAATATGGGCCAGAAACATTTCCTCCGAATTGTATAATTAAATTTTATGATTGAGGTGAGATAAATGGCAGAACAAGAAAATTACTTAAATATAGAAGCCACAGCGGCGCAAATTAAAAAAGGAATTGAAGAAGTTGTTAATGTTTTAACAGATAATGTTAGAGACAATAATAATAAATTTTTATCATTAGAATTAGATGAGAACGGCCTTCCTGATGATCCAACAGATGATGAACTTTTAAATAGAGTGAAATTAGTTTTAAAAACAATTGAGGGGTCTGAACAAAAAACAATTGATGCAGAATGGAATGAAATACTTGTTGGAGATGGTCAGGGATGGGCAGCAGGAACAGATTGGTATTCAGAAGAAAGAGAATTATTTGGAAATAATTTAATTGATAATGCAGGAATTCTATATTCTCATGTTTTTGGCACTAAAGACACGGATAAAGAAGGCGCAATAACTATTTCCAATTCTTTACAACATCTTGGTTCATATAATGATGGAAGCTATATTTCTTTTTATGACGCAAATGTCCTTCAATTAGGAGAAAAATCACATATTATTGCAAGAAAAGGCTCCGATATTATGTTTGGTAGAATAAATACTGGAACGAATGAAAGCACAAGAATTCATGTCTTCGACGGAGCAAAAATAGACATAGATGGCGGCTTAAAAAGAGGAGGAAATGGTGCACCGGAAGTTTTTTTACATGGAGATGTAAAAATTCACATAGATGATGGAGCAGATTCAAATGAGAAATACACTGGTGTAAACGGCGTAATGGGTGATGTAAATGGAAGTATATTACACATGCACGATAAATCTTTTTTATCTATGAATAAAGGCAGTTCTATTATCGCTTCGAACATGGCACAGGCAAATTTTTATTCAGGTTTTTTTGCCATGCAAAGTGAAGATTTATCTGACTTATCTGACTTTAGTCGCCAGCCAACTTTTGTAATGAATGATGGCTCAGCATTTTATTTAAATGGCGGCCCTAGGGCAGGGCAACATCTATATCATCCTTTTTTTGAATTAAATGGCGGTTCAACAATTATATTTAATGCTTCTGATATCGATGACGAAGGCGGCGGAACTGAATATGATCCTCTTTTATTAGCAGATCCAACTGGATTTACTTTTATTGGACAGGGAAGCGAGGGAGCAAAAGCTGGAAGTACTCCGGCAGATAAATCCCCCGAGTTACCTTATGATAATACTAAACCTTTTGGTAGCAAAAGTTTTTTAGTACCTTCAAATAAAAATCCTCGAATAAAAATTTCTGATGAAACAATGATTATGATTGATGCGGCGCAAGGCGGCGGGGCAAACTGGATTAAAATTGGAGCAGACAACGATGGTTTAATAGAAGTATCCCTTACTGGAAATATTTTCCAACAAATGGAACATAATGCCCACTCTGAAATGCACCATAATAGTAAATTCATTATGAGAGGATTAAGTAGTGAGCATCCCTGGGAAGAAGATGGTATTTGGATACCTAGTACAGATTCAACCCATTTAAATCAAGATTGGACACGTCCCATTCATCCCATTGAACAAGACTCTCCTGTTTTGGGAATGTATGATGTATCACAGTTCATTATGAGAGGAGTATGGAATAACACTGAGCCAAATTGGAAACTGGGAAGTCTTGAGATAGATACAGATAGAACAACTGCGCCAACTTCTTTTTCTGAATTAACTATTGATGAAAAAGACCAAATTTGTAAAAGTCTAAATGCTGTAGAGATACAAGAATCGGAAAATGATGATAATAAAACAACATTTTCTGTAAGTTCTGGAAAATTATGGATTACTAACATAGAATATCATACAAAGCCTCTTAATTGGCAAGAACACCTTAATAAAATTGAAGACCAGCCTGTTGTTGAAATTATTGAAAATGCTGATGTTCGTATCTATGGTAATTCAGAATTAAAGCTTACTAACTATAGTATTATAGCTGATTCAAACGGCTTTACTTTTAAAGACAATTCTTCTAATGCAGAGGGTATAACCTTTTCTATGGAAGATTTAAATAAATTAAAACAACTACTCGAAAATTCGACTATTAGCTAATATCTACGGAAGGAGGAATTAAATATGCAGAATTTTTATGGCGGCAGTGATGGAGGAAATTTCTATCCTGTTCACAATCAATATGGTGTAAATATCGGATATACAGATGGATGTCCACTGACTTTTTCTTTTAAAAAGGAGGATGATGCTGTTAATAAAATTCAGCATATTCCTTCTAACAAAGAGTAAAATATTAAAGAATTTTGATTGAAAAATTACTTATAAATGGGGAGAGAATATCTCTCCCTATTATTTCTATTAGAGAATGAGGTGATAAAATGGCAATTTTAAAACCAACTAAAGTTTATAATTGGAACGGATTAAAAGTAAATGAATTTCTTTTAACAGTTAATAATCCAAATAAGATTGATATGCCAACAGTGGCAATGCCTAAACCGATTGGCGTTACAGTTCACAATACTGGAGCAATTAGTGTTTCTTCAAGTACAACAATGGCGGAGCAGTATACAAGAGCTACTCTTAATGGTAATATGAATACTGTAAGAGTTCATTTCTATGTTGATGATACTTGTGCTTGGCAGAATTTGCCTTTAACATTAAGCGGTTGGCACGCTGCTGACGGTTCTGGCAATGGTAATAGAAAAACAATTTCTATTGAAGTTATTGGTAATTCTAAGAAAGCAGAGGAAAATGCCGCCAAGTTAGTAGCATATTTGCTTGATAAGTATGATTGGAATGTAGAAGAAAACCTTTATACTCATACTCACTGGCTTAATGTAAGAGATGGCAAGAGAGGTACTGTTGCAGAATTGAATGTAATGAAAAATTCTTATAAGATGTGCCCTATTTATATTTTGCCGCACTGGAATGATTTTAAGAAATTAGTTCAGAGTAAGCAGAAGAAAGAAGTAGTAACAGTACTTTATAGAGTTCGTAAGACTTGGGATGATGCTAAGTCTCAAATTGGTGCTTATAGTAGTCTTGAAAATGCAAAGAAGGCTTGTAAGGAAGGTTATAGCGTATTTGATGAGAATGGTAAAGCCGTTTATACAGTAGAGGCTAAACCTACATCAACCCCAGAGGCAACTCCAACAGTGAAGCCAGTTGAAACTCCCGCCGCCAAACCTGTTGAGGATAAAATTAATGTTAAGTATCGTGCTTATGCCGGCGGAAAATGGTGGGGAGAAATTGAGAATTATAATACTACTAATTCTAATGGTTATGCTGGCGTTGAAGGTAAATCAATTAAAGGACTTGCTATTAAACCTGAAAAAGGAACTATTAGATACCGTGTTCATATTAGAGGCGGCAGCTGGCTTGGTTGGATAACCAGTTATGATATCAATAACTGGAGAACAGGATGTGCTGGCAATAAGATAAGAGATATTGACGCAATACAGATGGATTTTAGCGGAGTAGAAGGTTATGAGATTAGATATCGAGTTTCTACCACTAATTCTAAAGATTACTTGAATTGGATCGAAGGATTTAATACTAAGAATTCTAATGGATATGCAGGTATTATTGGCCGCTCAATTGATAAGATTCAAGTTGAGATCATTAAGAAATAAATATTGCCGCCTCATCATTAAAAATCTTGATGTGGCGGCACGATATAAAGGAGGTAGATTACATGTTCGAAGCATTTATTAGTATGTCCACTGGCAATGTACTCGGAGCAATCGGAATCCTCGCAGCTATTGTCAGTATAATTACTGAACTTTTTAAGAAAATCGTCCCCGAATCTTTCCCAACAAAAGCTTTAGTAATGATTATTTCTTTAGTTATTACTCTTGGCTTTGTATTGCTTTTCTGTACGATTAGTGTTAAAATGATTTTGCTTGGAATTGTTGGAAGTTTTGTTGTAGCTTTTATTTCAATGTATGGTTGGGATACTTTTAAGGAGATTATTGCAAGATTTAAATATCCACTTTAATAAAAGCGAGGTGAGATAATGAATGATTTAATTTTTGAGAATGGTGACGACTTAAGATGGGAATCTGAAAATATTTCTGAATTAATTGATAATGAATATTATGATAACATGTACCCTGATTCAGACAATTCTATTGCCTTAAAAAATCTATTAAATGGAGATGCACAAGGCACCAAAGAAAAAGATTACTTAGATCCAACTCCATTTATAAATAAAAAGGGAATCAACTATCTTGCAGCGAGAGCTGATGAAATAAAAGTCGGTATTGACAACATGGATTATACGGGACAAGATAAGGAAAATGAAAGCGATATTTTAACTACAATTTTTAATCTTTTAATGCCTCGTTATGCAAGACGAGTTGAAGTTGAAGATTTAAATAAAAATTTCTGGGTTATTGCCCAGACAATAGATGCCATCTTAAGTGCAATTTGGGGACATGATGGAATTATTGATATTATTCAAGAAATAATAAAAAGACAAAATAATCTTTATCTTAAAATTAATGATATTGATTATACAGTAAAAAGCTTAGATCAAACTATTTGTTTATTGAGACCTAATTTTTCAAGCTATTTTGACGATGGAACATATTTTGATTTAAATGGAGACGGATTAATCGGTCAAGATGACATGTCTTTATTATTGGCAATAGGGGCAGACTTTGGAGCATCAAATTTTGATCTATTAAAAGAAAAGGTAGATGATTTTGTTGATAAATATTTGGTAGAAACAGAGCAGGACTTTTGCCAACAAAATCCAGACACAGAAGAGACTTTTGTTGGAGAGTGGGGAATAAGAGATTATAATAATGAGAAGGAATTTAATAGTACCATTAGAAAAAGAACTAATTTTGATCAATTAAGAATTTCAAGTGGGAAATCTCTTTGTTTTATTCGACCAAGCGGCGAAAATTTTTGTTGTGGATTATACGCACCTGGTTATAAAGAAGTTAACTTAGATTTATCTTTTGATGACGCGAAAGAAAAAGTCAAAGAAATTTTATTACATAAAGTAATTCAATTAAGCAAATTTTTTGAATTAAATGCAAATACAGTAAGCATTATAAAAATAAAAATAGATAATTTCCCTATTGAAAATTATCCAAATCAAACAGAAAAAATTCAATATAATTATGAAAAATTTAGAGATTTTGGATTTTTATATGAAGATATAATTTCAAAAGAAAGTGACATATCTCTATCTCCGCAAAAGTTTGGAGAAAAATTAATTCATTTCTTTTATCATGATTTAAAAGACAATACTGTAAATGAAGGCGGATATGCATGGGAAAGATGTGTTTACACTTCTGGATACAATTATACTGAAGGTGTTATTAAAAATAGCTGGATAACGATCCCTCATGTCTGTGCTTATCAACCAAGAAGAGATAATGTAAAAATGTTGGTTGCAGCATTCTCTAATTTTGATGTCTTTTTTAATTTTATTAAAGAAGAAGATAAAAGAGAAGAAAGAATTTCTATTTTAAGACAGCTATTATTAAATACTGAAAAAAGAATTCCTTATATTCTTTTCTCTGAAGAGTCTTATAAAAATGAAGAAATAAAAGGGCTTGCTTTCTTAACAGAAATGGAAATGAATAGTTTTGTTGAAATTCTTTTAAATGAGATAGATATTTTATCAAGTGAAGATTTTTATCAAAAATATGTTGATCAATATCTCACAGTTGGTTCTTCGAATCGTGAGTTTCCTGCCGCTAATATTAAAGTAACATATTGGGGCGGCATAGAAAAAAATAATTATTTTGAAATTATGAGAATAATGTCAAGAAGAATTCATTTTAATATTGCCGATGATCTTAAAACAGCAAATATACAAAATTATTGCTATCCAACAGAAGGAAATGAAGGAGAGAATTATTATCTAAGATACGATATTAGAAGAATTGCTATTTATTATTGGTGCGATGACTTCAGAATAACAAAATGCAAGAATTATTTTGGCCCTTTCCGTCTAGATAATATTGCCCGTTTTAGAGGAGAGTATTATTATACATTAAATCCTTTCTTTGTGGAAAATGATTTGTGTAAAGAAGAAGAAAAGATTTATATAAATAGAGTTCATACTGCAAGACACAATGAAGAAGATGAATGGACTCAATGCTCAGAATTCTATACGGTACAATCAAAAATAGATGAAAAACTTAGTGGGAATTTAGGCTCTCCTCATTGTGCAGATATTACAGACAACTATATTGTAGGAACAAACTGGGAGAATCCTGCATTGCTTTCTGTTTGTAAAATTAATTTCCGTGGTCATGAGCCAGGAATTACTTACACAACAGAAATAGAAAAAACTTGGTTTTTGAATGAAGATGAGGAAGATAATTTAGAGAGTGTATTTATTGAAGGAAGTAATCTCGCATGGTAAATTAAAGTCAAGGCTCACTGCCTTGACTTTTCTTTTTCTTTATGATATACTATTTATAGAAATTTTATAAGAAATACTGTAAATAATGTTAGAAAATTTAATGGAGGTTAATAATAATGGATAGAAAATTTATTTATATCATTACGGTTATGGAAAGATTTAATAAAGAAGTAAATTATAAAAATGATGTACTTAATGTTTCTACTGGATTTACAAGAATTCCCGTTTTATGCGAGTCATTAGAAATGGCCTTAGAAATTGTTGAAAATAACATGTGTGATATTCAAGAACGATGTTATGATTTTGCTTGCATTGAAAAAATTGAATTAAATGAATTTTACCCATGTGTAGAAGAAACAATTCTTTTTAGATATGACCACAGAAAAGAAAGATTTTATCAAATCGATAAGACTGAATTTCCAACATATACTATATGTGATGTAGGTTGACATGAATTTAATTTTATGTTATGATAGAAAAGTTGTTAAATAAATTGGAGGAATGTATATGACTTTAAATACTCGGCAAAGGAAAGTTGTTGAAGCAACTGAGAACAAAATTTTATGCCTTGCGGCGGCGGGCAGCGGAAAATGTATTCCAAATTCAATAAAAATTCCAACACCAAAAGGATGGAAAAGAGTAGATGAAGTTAAAGTAGGAGATTATCTTTTTGATAAAGAAGGTAAGCCAACAAAAGTTGTGGGAGTATATCCTCAAGGAAAAAAAGAAGTTTATGAAATTACTTTTGGAGATGGGAGAAAAGCTAAATGCAGTATTGATCATATTTGGAGCGTAAATCGAAAAACATGGAGAGATAGTCAACAATTTAAGAATTATACATTAAAAGAAATACTGGAGGATAAATGGCAAATTATAGATAAACGAGGACATAAATTACATAATTTTTCAATTCCTTGTGCCAAAGCAATTAATTATGAAAATGATAAAAAATTAAAAGTAAACCCTTATTTATTTGGAATCTTTTTAGGAGATGGATGTTGTCGAGATCAAGCCTTAACACTCTCATCCAATGATAAAGAACTTGTAATAAAAATCCAAAAAATACTTAATAGTCCACAAGTTTACAAAAATCAATCTAATTATAGTTGGACATTTTATAAAGAGGATGGGCATAGATTCTCTACAAAAGAGGTTTTAGGAGAATATGAAAAATTTATTTGCTGCTATTGTTATGAAAAATCAATTCCCGATGATTTTAAATACTCTTCTATAAAAGACAGGTATGAATTAATTCAAGGACTTATGGATACAGATGGTTCTATTATTAGAGCGGATGGTAGATATCATGTAAGTTTTACAACTACAAGCTCCAAATTAAGAGATGATTTTATTGAAGTGATGGGATCTTTAGGATATGTGTGTACTTACAGAACAGATAAGAGAAGCGATAAATATACTCATGGAGAAGCATATGAAGTAAAAATAAATATTCCTAATGCGGAAAAGTATAAACTATTCTCTCTTTCAAGAAAAAAAGAAATTGCTTTGGAATGCAAAGATAAAAAACAAAATCGAAAATATGATAGAACAACAATAATTAATATAGAAAAACTTAATTATAAAGAGGAAATGACTTGTTTTTATGTTGATAATGAGGAACATTTATTCCTTATGAATGATTTTATTGTTACTCATAATACAACTGTTTTAACAGAAAGAGTTCGTTATTTAATCGAAAAGCGCAATGTTCCTCCAGAAGAAATCTGTGCAATAAGTTTCACCAACATGGCGGCAGATGAAATGAAAAAGCGATTAGGCAATATTGCTATTGGAGCTTTTATTGGCACAATTCATAGCCTTGCCAATAATACTTGTATTGCAAATGGAATTAGTACTGAAAAATATATTGCTGATACTGAATTTGATATGATTCTTCGAAAGGCATTAACAATTCCAAAGGGAAGATATCCTAAATTTACCCATCTCCTCATTGATGAGTTTCAGGATACTGGTCAGCTTGAGTATAGTTTTATTGAAAGAATACCTACTAAAAATTTCTTTGTAGTTGCGGATGAGCGCCAAGCAATATATGGGTTTAAGGGCGCATCAGATATTTATGTAAGAAATCTATATCACGATGCTTTTTGTAAGGTATATTACCTAAATCAAAATTATCGTTGTGCGCCGAACATCATTTCCTATGCAGATAGTCTTATTGCTTCAATGGATAAACTAAGTCCAAAAACCGAAGCTATCAAAACAAAAGATGGCTATGTTAGTGAACATTCTACATTTGTAGATGCTCTTGATGAACTTGAATGGTCTCAGGATTGGGGTAATTGGTTTGTTCTTACAAGAACAAATAATGAACTTGCAACTGCAATGACTAAGCTTGAAGAGAGGAATATCCCTTATATTTCTTTTAAAAAGGGAGACCTTGATTTAATTGAAATGGAAGCTCTCCTTAAAGATAATCGAGTGAAGGTTTTAACAATCCATACTGCTAAGGGTTTGGAAAATAAGAATGTTATTGTTACTGGAGCAAGACTTTATAACGAAGAGGAAAGAAAAATTGCATATGTTGCCGCAACAAGAGCAGAACAGTCTCTTTATTGGTGTCCTTCTATCTGCCGCCGTGGCAAGGTTGGAAGACCAGATAACAGAGATGATGCAGATGCAGGAAAGGTATTTGAAAAAGCCGCCAAGAATATGATTTCTTTTGGGTGATTTAGTTGGATAGAGTGGAGATTTATAATAATGGAGAAATCAAAGTAGAAGTTGAAGGATGGTTTCACAGATACTTAAAATCAGTTGTAATTAGAACGGTTAAACTTTCTCAAGTTCAATACCGTTTTCTATTGGAAATTGCTCTGGATAAATTAAAAGAGCAAGATATTGATTATAAGGGCTGTGTACTAAAAGCTTCATCGAGCGCGCCCATACTTGAACACTATAAAATACTGTCTTTAATTGAGCCATTTAATATTTTTGAATTTGCATTGACAACAATGGTTTCATTAGAAGATTGGGATTGTCTCGATGAACTAACTGGTCTAATAACACAACACTATAAAGAAGAAGATATTCCTTTTTATTTGGAATTCTTTAAAAAACCAGTTTATAACATAGATGGTTTTATTGCAGCGAAATACGGCGGCGAGCTATTAATTTCTTTCTTTAAACTGGATGATGAAGAAAGAGAGGAAAATATTAGAGATATTAATTAAAAATTCTACTTAATAATATTGGAGGCTATTTTATGTTTACATCTAAAAAGAGCTAATTGCTCTTTTAAATAACAGTAATTCCGAATTTTGAAAAACCAGTAATGGCGTATTAAAAGGAGGAAATAAAAATGAATTCAAAAACAAAGAAGATTACAACTCTTGTTGTTTCTACTGTTGCAGTAATTGCTACTGTAGTTATACTTCTGATTGGTGCCCCTGCTTACTCAACAGGAGAGACAGTTGAAACAACAAATTCTGTTGCCACCACAACAGAAACAATGACAACACAGACAATGACAGAAACAACTACATCGACGGCAGAAATCACAACTGCAACAACAGAGACAACTACAACAGTAGAAACGACCACTGAAACAACAGAGGTTGTAACAACAAAACAAACTACAACTTTTATTGTAGAAACACAAAACCCAACTACTGAAGCGGCCTTAATTACAACCGAACCTGTAGTTACTACGACTACTACAACAACTACAATTCCTGTAATTATAGAAGAATATGTAATATATAAGCCCGCAACGCATTATATTCATATTAATACTTGTCGTTGGGCGGCGAGTGGTGATATCTATAGAATTGAAAATACAGAAGGTATAGAAGCAAGAAGATGCTCTGAATGTAATCCCTCTATGGAAATTATCACAGAATATATTGAACCAGTTCCTGAGCCTGGGGAGCTTACTTATATAAAGCATTTCACAAGAGGAACTTATTATGCCTATGGTGGGCCAAGAAAAGGTGGCTCACAGAGGCAGTTAATTGATTGTTCTATTGGTGACGGAACAGTCAAAGGTTCAATAGCAAGTAGTTACCTTTATCGAAATTATGGGTATAACTACAATGGAAAACGCACTATGGTCTATTTGGAAATCAATGGCTATCCACAGATGAATGGATATTACTATCTTGATGACTGTGATGCCGGCAATCCTAATGTAATTGACTTTTTCTTTCTTTATGGAAGTAATTGTCCTTTCCAGAGACAGGGTGTCGTACAAGTTGATTGTTATATAGTAAATTGATTGAATTACTTATGACAACGATAAACGATTGAGCTTGGCAAACTCAATTTTGAGCAACCCAACTTTAAGAGTTGAAAATAGGCATAAGGAATTACTGTTAATAAAAGGCACAGGCAATATAGTCTGTGCCTTATTTTATTGACATTTTTATGGGATTATGATATAATATTCTTATAAAGGAGGGAGAATATGAGTTATTATGTAATTGCAGATACGAAATTTAATGATAATATTACCGCGGCGCGATTAAAGATTTCTCTTGAAGACTATAACAAAATGTTGATTGAGAGATGGAATTCTATAATTACAAAAGATGATAGTATTTTTGTCTTTGGAGTTTTTGGTGTTGGGCTTGGTAAGGAATTAAAATCTATAATTGAACAATTAAATGGTGTAATTTATATTGTAAACTACATGGAAAATAAAATCTTTGACAGAGATAGATGGAAGAGACTTGGAATTCATGCAATATGGGACTGTAACTTTACTTACCCTATTGACAATGATAAAATATTCTTTCCTGCCGCCAAAAATTGTAGTGATGAAACTTGTAAATACAGAATTTTGACAGAAAAAGATGGGGCGGCGGAAGTTTATAAAGATAATAAACTTTCAATTGAAGCAAAATATTGGAATTATAAACCAATTTTATTAAAGAATATTCCACTTATTATTAAAGAAAGGGAGGAAAATTAAAATGAAAGTAGAACTTATTTCATGGACAAATAATCCTATAGAAACAGTTGAAAAAGCATGCTCTGTATGTTATGATTCAACACCCGATAGAAAAATTGTAAGTCAATGTTTAGCATCAGGGCATCATTCTGTTGTTGAGCATATGAATTTTACTTTTAAGATCGAGGGCGTATCGAGAGTTTTAACTCATCAATTAGTACGCCATAGGATCGCTTCATATTCTCAACGTAGTCAACGTTATTGTAGTGAAGAGGGGGCAAAAATGGTAGTACCACCTTCTATTGAGCAAAATGATGTTGCACTAGATATTTACAACAAGATTATGTGGAGAATTGAAGAAGCATATAAAGATCTTCAGGCGCTGGAAATTCCCAATGAAGATGCTCGTTTTGTTTTACCTAATGCTTGTGAAACTACTATTTATATGACTATGAATCTTAGAACTCTTGCTCATTTTATGAATGAAAGACTTTGTACTAGAGCACAATGGGAAATTCGTAAAATGGCACAAGAAATGAAGAAAGCAATTAAAGAAAAACAATTTGAGATGCATCTCGATGATTTAGATATGGAATTAATTATGAGTGTTTGCGTCCCAAAATGTGAAGCTGGTAAGATTAAGTTCTGTCCTGAACATAAGAGCTGTGGGAGACAAAAAACAGCACAAGAAATTAAGAATGTACTTCAGGCCTATTCAGTACTTAATTAAGGGAGGAATAAGTGAATGTTAGTTGCAGCACAATTATATCAACAAGAACTCCAGCAAAAACTTCGAGCAACTTGGTATGATCTTAAATACCAATATTTCTGGCAAGGTGGTTGTGAAGACATTGATATTCCAAATAATAATTATTGGAAGAAGCAATTCGCCTTTCTTGATAATGAAGGAAATGTAACTGGATATTTTAGTTACAATTACTGTGCAGAGGCAAATTCAATTAATAATTTTGGATTAATTAGTTTCATTGACTATAATCCTCGCTTCATTCGATCTGTAATTAAGCATCTTGAAAATATACTGTCTCAAGGACATATAAATCGAATTGAATTTTTTGCCTATGAAGACGGACCTGCAAACAAAGGCTATAAAAAATTGGTTAAGAAGTTTGGCGGCAAACAGGTTGGAAAACTAACAAAAAATTCAAGATTGCTTGATGGTAAGCTTCATGACACTATTATCTATGAGATCCTTAGAGAAGATTATCTAAAAAAGAATTGGCCTAAGTGTGACGGCTGGCGGCGGGAGGCAAGTGAATGACATATATCTGTATTATTTTAGGAGTATTATTACTCACTGCCATAGGTTATATAGTATATCTACTTAAACCGCCGAGTAAGCAAGGACTTTATGAAGAAGAATTTCAGAGGGCGGCGCACGAGATTGAAGAAAGATTGAGAAAAGAAAGAGAAGAACAAGTCAATTTTCAATCAGAACAAATTCGTCAAGAGATTCATAATATGGAAATAATGCTTGAAGAAAAGGCAAAAACATATAAGCAAACTCAAAATGAATGGTTACAGCAAGTTCAAAGTCTTAAAGAGTCATATGAGAGACAGCGAGAAGAGATTACTTCTTCTATTAAGGAACACACTTTAAAAGAACAGCAAGTAATGACTGAAAAGCTTTTACAAAAGCAGCAAGAGATTGAGAAAGAAGTTCGTATATTAGATGATAAGTACAATCTTACTGTTATAGACTATGAGAATAAAATGTTTGATATTCGCTGTAAATTTGAGACGGAAGAGCAAGACTTAAATTCTCAAATCGTCCAGAAGAGAAATGAAATTAACGCTCTTATTGAACAATTTAAGAAAGATGAAGAAGCTCGCAAAGAAGCAGATTTCTATCGTATTCCAATAACTCCTGCCGCCCAAAATGACATTAATAAATTGAAAGGCGTGGCGGCGCAATTAAATAATCCAGCAACATTATATAAGTTGATTTGGAAGGAGTACTATGAGAATGGATTTAATGCTATGATTGGTAGAGTTTTGGGGGAAGATAAAGATTCAATTGGAATTTATAAGATTACAAACATCAAAAATCAAATGTGTTATATCGGACAAACAAAAGCGGGTTTTAAAAATCGTTGGAGAACTCATGCCAAACGTGCTGTAAAAGCAGAAGATGGAACTTCTAATCGTCTTTATCAAGACATGTGGGAGAATGGATTGGAAAATTATACCTTCCAAATTATTGAGAAATGTACGACTGATAAATTAACTGAACGAGAAAAATTCTATATTGACTTCTTCAATTCGAAGGAATGGGGCTTTAATTCTAAAACTTAATTTCTAAAAGAATTGATGCTGCGGCGCGCCGCGGCATCAAGCGGTTTTTGGGCTACCTTTTTGCCGTTTCAAAAACGGTAGCAATAACTTAAAATACCCATTATTAACAAACCGAGATACCCGATTTTAACAATCCGATATATCCACTATTAACAAACCGGAATACCCGTTATTAACAACCGAGATACCCGATTTTAACAACGCAAGTTTTAAAATAAAAATTACCAACGCAATTTTTTAGAATATTTTAACAAAAATTTCACTTTATTTATGAGGCGACGAGCCATAATACTTTGAGGTGATATAATGAATAATATATTAAAGAAAATTCCTTTTAGAACGGAGGAGTACATTTTGGAAAAATTAGCTTATAATGATTGTGTTTATGCTTGGCTTTTGTTACATTCGCATTATAATGAAACAGAATCGCATAATTATATTTACAAAGAAGAGATTAATTTCAGTAAAATAGCAACATCTATACATCGTTCAAGGCAAACTGTTTCAAAAAGATTTAAAAAATTAATTGAAGATAAGATTATTCAAGAATATTTATATAATGGTAAATTTGTTTATAAATTACCATACTTCAGAGATTTTGAAGAGCTACATGGGCAGACTGTATTTCAACTTCTTTGTCTTCCCGTAGATAAGCAAAAAGAAGAGTTAATAAAAACTTACGCTTGGCTTTTAAGAAAAAAGAGAATTTCTGAAAAAGAGGGTAAACATAATTTTACCACTTCTTCTAAAGAGGCTTTAGAGACTTTTGGGCATTCTGCATCTCATAGTAAACAATATGAAAATATGAGAGCAATATTCACTATTTTACAAGGTGCTGGAATTATTAAGTTTAAAACAACTTCTTTTGAGAAGAGAGAAGATGGAACTATTCTACCACCACAGATGATTGTATATGAAGTAAATGATAAGGCATCAGATGAATGGTTGGAGAAATAGTATGGGATTGCTTATTTTACTATATTGACTTTTTCTATGGTTTATTATATAATTATAGTATAAAATTGAAAGGAGATTTAAGAAAATGAGTAGAGATACTACAACTGGATTAAGATTTGAAGAGAAAATTTCAATAAATATGGATGGAATTGATTTAACGAAACATAAGTTATATCAATATCTAAAGAGTAAAGGCATTAATTACAAAGAGATCATTTCTAAGAAATTATTGCCTGATGAATGTTATTTAGTTAATAATCATTTATATGTTTATGAAAAGAAATTTCAGTGCAGTGCAGGCAGCGCAGATGAAAAACCTCAAACTTGTGGGTTCAAAATTCAACAATTTAGAAAAATAGCGAAAGCCATGGGCGTAGAAGAAGTTTCATATACATATATTTTTAATGATTGGTTTAAAAAGCCAGAATATAAAGACATGTTAGAATATATTCGCTCTATAGATGGGTGCGATTATAAATTTGAGGAGGAGATTATTAATGGCAATTAACAAAGGATATTTAACTGCAAAAACGGATAAGGCGTCTGATGAAGTGTATACTCCTGCTTATGCAGTAAAGCCAATTTTAAAATATATCAAACCAAATAGTACGATTTGGTGTCCTTTTGACACGGAAGATAGTGAATATGTAAGAGAGATAGTAGCCGCGGGCCATAAAGTTATTTATTCTCATATTGATAATGGTCATAATTTCTTTGAATATGAACCAGAAGATTATGATATGATTATATCAAACCCGCCATTTTCAATTAAGGATGATATTCTTCGTCGGCTAACTGAATTGAAAAAACCCTATGCAATGCTACTCCCACTTCCAACCCTTCAAGGACAAAAACGGTTTGATTATTTAAAAGGAACGCAGGCACTTATTTTTGACAAAAGAATTAACTTTTTTAAAGATTATAAAACAAAAGAAATTCAGAAGGGGATTAGCTTTGCTTCTATCTATATTTGTAAGGATTTTTTACCTAAGGATTTAATTTTTGAAGAATTAGAGACTAAATAATTTTAATAAATTCTACCTCTTGACTTTTTTGAATTTCTATGATATAATAATTATAGAATAAAAAAAGAAAAGAGGTAATTTTATTATGGCAATTATTGGAATGGCGTTGATTTTCGGCGTTATTTATGTTGGTTCACAAATTTTGTTTGATATTTTTTTTGGAGGTAAGAAGTAATGAAAGTTTTAGTTTGTGTAGATTGTCAAGTTGATTTTACTACCGGAGCTCTTGCAAATCCAGTTGCAGAAGAGAGAATTCCTGCAATTAAGGAGAGAGTTGCCGCCGCGCGAGAAAATCATGAAATGGTAATCTTTACTCAGGACACACATATGGAAAATTATATGGATACTCTTGAGGGCGAGAAGCTTCCTGTTGAACATTGTATTTACCAGACAGAAGGCTGGGAGATTGTTGAGGAACTAAGAGATGAGGCAGCACTTTGCGTCCTGAAGCCTACTTTTGGCTCTTTCGATTTGATTGATAGGGTTGTTGCATTTCGTAATGCATTTAATGAAGATGTGGAGATTGAGCTATGTGGTTTTGTGACAAGTATTTGTGTTTTAGCAAATGCTGTTTTACTTAGAGCCGCGATGCCAGATGCTAAAATTATTGTTAATTCTAAATTGTGTGCGGATGTATCTAAAGAAAAGCACGAAGCTGCTTTAGAAGTTTTAAGATCTCAGCAGATTGATGTTATATGAGTAAATTAATTGATCTAACTGGACAAAGATTTGGAGATTTAGTTGTTCTTGAAAGGGACATTAATAAACCAAAAGGTCGTGCATATTGGATATGTCAGTGTGATTGTGGGAAAATTATTAGTACTCTTGGAACTCATTTACGACAAGGTAATTCAAAAAGTTGTGGTTGTAAAAGGAATTTTAAGGATTTAACTGGACAAAAATTTGGAAAATTAATTGTAATGGAATTATCAAAAAATAGAGATAAAGATAATTGTCATAAATGGATTTGCAAGTGCGAATGTGGAGCTATAAAAGAGATTAGTCAACATGATTTGAGAAGAGGTGTGTCTTCTTGTGGGTGTGTAAGATCAAAAGGAGAGGAAAGAATTTCTCAACTATTAACAGAAATGAATATTCTTTTTAAAAGAGAATATTATATTAATGGATTTAAATTAACAACTGGAGGAGTACCTCATTTTGATTTCGCACTCTTTAATGATAAAAATGACTTGATTTGTTTTATTGAGTATCATGGAGAACAGCATTATCAGGCACGAGGAAATATATTTACAGAAGAAAAAGTACAAATTATAAAAAAGAGGGATAAAGAAAAAGAGGAATACTGTATTTTAAATAATGTTCCTCTAAAAATAATTCCATATACAGATTTTAAACAATTAAATTGTGAATATTTAATGAGAATTTTAGCTGATGTAATTTGAAAGGAGGAGTATTATGTTTTTGAAGTTTTCAAATGGACAGTATATTCGTTCAAGATATATTGAATCTTTTAATTTTTATGAACGAGGAGATATTGATAAGAAGACGAAGCATATTCATATTAAAACTTATAGCGGCACAATGTTTCGTTTTTCTTATTGTGGGAAAAATGATAATTTAAATGAAGTCGATTACGAAAGTGATAAAGCAATGCTTGAAGATCTTGCTGAAGATAGAATGAAGGAGGATTAATATGAGAAATAAGATTAACTTGGTAACTATGACTGATATTACTGAATTTGTAAGAATTTGCGAAAGTATTGAAGGACGAGTAGAACTCTTTTGTGGCAAGAAGGGGTATCGTGTAAATGCTCGTTCTATGCTTGGCTGTCTTGCCGCTCTTGAATTTGATGAAATGTGGGTAGATTCTGATAAGGATATCTATGACCAGATTGAAAAGTTTATTGTAATAGGCGAAGATGGCAACTATATCCATGAATAAGAATTTTGGCGGCGAGCAATCGTCGCCTAATCGTGTTGGAGGTATTTATGCATAAAGTATCTTTGGAGGAAGTGAGACATCTCTGTAGAGAAGTTATTACTGGAATGAGAATTAAAGAAAAGGATGAGAGATATAGTGATAGCCTTAATTTTTATCTTACCAACGATTTTTTCTTTGAAGAATGCTGGAATCTTGATATGACTCTTTCCGCACTGATTTTATTAAGACTTATCTATTTTAGAGATAATCATTCTGGCGCACCAAGTTGTCTTTTTGAATATGATGAATTTGATCATATTAAAGAAGAAGATGGCTTTAAAAAATGGAATGAGATTCTTGATAAAATGATATGGGCATTTTATCTTTATATCAAAGAAGAAGACTATAACGAAGAAAATGGCAGGCAAATTGATGAAGGACTGGAGCTTTTTGCAAAATATTTTAGAGATCTATGGGACTAAGGAGGTATTATAATGGGATTAGATACTATTAATCTTAGTATGAAATCAAAAGGTCTTATGTTCATTTCTTATTATGAGAAAAATGAAGATAAGATGATTAAAGTTGATGAGGTAATTACAAAATGTAAGAGAAAGGATTTGGAGAACTCAATCGCTGGAACGAAAGTTTCTGTAGAATATGTTATTGCACGCCCTGAGAGGTTTCAATTAAATACTCTTTATGTCTTAAGAACGCCGCCCGGACGTCCAGATTATATTTATCTGCATGCTATCAAGGATTAACCTAAAATTTTAGAGAATAATTAAATAAAAAATACTTTATAGTAGAAGAAATAGATAGGAAGTCATGAGCCTATTGACAAGCATCCTCTCCATGCTTTTCTTCTACTTTTATTTATATAGGAGAGAAAATATAAACAGGAAGGTGTTTATTATATGGGAAGATTAATTGATTTAACTGGGCAGAAATTTGGAAGATTAACTGTATTGGAAAGAGACTTAAGTAGAAAAGGAGCGTATTGGATTTGTCGATGTGATTGTGGCAATATTAAGAGCATCTTGGGACAACATCTTAGGTCTAAGCATACACAGTCTTGTGGATGTCTACAAAAAGAGCGAACTTCTGAAGCAAATCTAAAAAATTTAGTGGGAGAACGTTTTGGAAAGCTAATAGTATTAAAAATTGATGATTCAAAAAAGGGGAATCAAGGTCAACTTTATTGGATTTGTCAGTGCGACTGTGGAAAAATAAAAAGTATATTAGGTACTGCATTGAAAAATGGAGATACAATTAGTTGTGGATGTTCACAAGAAGCACACAGACGAGCATTAATGGAAGAGTATGACTTATCTGGACAAACCTTTGGAAAACTAATTGTGGTAGAAAGAGATGAAATAGTATCAGGGGAAAGAAAGAGAGCACATTATTTATGTCAATGTGAATGTGGGAATGCTGTTATTGTAAGTGGGCAACATTTACGCAGTGGACATACTACCTCATGCGGTTGTAGTCTTTCAAAAGGAGAGTTAAAAATAATCGAAATACTTAAAAATCAAAAAATTAGTTTTAAAACACAATTTTCTTTTGATAATCTGAAAGGAGATAATAAAAAATTGCGTTTTGATTTTGCGATTATAAAAGATAAAGAATTAATATGTTTGATTGAGTATCAAGGCAAACAGCATTATAATAATTTAGATTTTTTTGGTGGAGAAAGTGCTTTAAAAAAACAGAAAAGATATGATGATTTAAAAAGAGAATATTGCAAAAATAATAATATTAAGTTAATTGAAATCCCATATTGGGATTATAATAAGATAAATGCAGAATATCTGCTACAAAAAATTTTTGAGAGGGGTGAATAGAAGTGCCGCAAAGTGACTTAGTACAAAATTCCGAATTGGCAAGAAGACCTTGTGGAGGTGATAATATGGCAAATACAAACAACAATACAAATTGTTCTTGTGGGTGTGGCGAAAATACTTATCCCGGATATTGGATGCCGCCGAATTGTCCTCCACCGCCTTATCCTGAATATCCTTATCCTTGTCCACCGGTTAACACTGGAACAAGCTCTACTGAAGCACAGATTGCTAAACTTGCAAAGAAGAGTTCTGTAATTAGAAAAATGATTTCAAATCTTACACAAAAAAATAAATCTATTGTGATTTCGATAGGCCAAGGAGCGACATATAATTTTGGATGTTATTTAGACGGTGAAGGCACAGAAACTGAATATGGCACAGCGATTCTTGAAATTCTGCAAGCTGAGTTAGACGCTATTAAAGTAAAAATCACAGAATTGACTGCCGACCTTGAAGCCGAGACAGAAACTACTGGCGGAATAGAAGGCACCGTTACTTCTCCTTAATTTTTTGAGAGGGCGGCAATAGTCGCCCTTGATTTTTTTATTGGAGGAATTATTTTGGATAGTTTACTTATTATTATCTCTATAATTGCGTTAATCCTTTCTTTAACAGGAAATATAATGGTTAATTTTAAAAAGAGAAGCGGTTTTATTGTATGGGGAGTTAGTAATATTGCTTGGATTGTGGTGAATTTAATCGGCCCAATTAACGTGCCACAGATTATTATGTATTTAGTGTATATGGGTTTAAATACTCATGGTTTTATTTTATGGCGGCCTAAAGATAAGAAGTAAGTTGACTTTTTTCATGGATTGTGTTATAATTATATTATAAAATAAAGAAAGGCGGATTAAATTATGTTTAAAATTCCTAATGTTACAGAGGCAAATGAAATGACAAAGAATATGACTCGGGCGCAGATTATGGCATTTCATTATGTATCGAATTATATTATTCAAAAAAGAACATATGATAAAAATGAAGCAATTGAATGGCGAAGAGCGAAAGACATTGAACCATCTTATTTAGTTGATCTTGAAAGAGAATTAAATTCTCTTGGATTTAAAATGACTGTAGACTACGATATCAAAAAATATGGAAATGATCATGAAAATCATATTTATATGAAAATTAAGGTCTTTCCCGCTGAAAATACCTAATAAAATGCTGTGACTTGACATTTTTCTTAAAATATGATACAATTATATTGTAAGATTAAGAAAGGGGAATTTAAATGAAACAAATCTATATTGTTCTTGAACATTATAAAGAACATCATTATGGCGATGTTCATGATCAGACTTATGCAGATGGTGTTTTTGAAAGTATTGAAGACGCAAAAGCTTATATTAAGAGCAGACGCTTTCCTGACAATTATGAACTTGTTGATTGGGTAGATTACTATGAATCTGGAGCAAGGGAGAGATTTGGATGGTAATTACAGTACAATTTAAAGACCGCAATAAGAATTTTCGAGGAAGAACCTATGACTATCTTCTCCATAAGGAAGAGGATATTCCAAAGAATGGCGATATTATTCGCATGATGGATGAAAGCTACGGTTATTTATATCACGGCACAAGAGTTAAGGTAATTAGCCTTCGTCATTCTGTGCCTTCAGATAAAGAAAAACTTTCGGTTATCCGCTATGTGGCGGCGACCCTTGATTAAGGAGGAATTAAAATGGAAGAGATTTTTGAGCTTGTATGTCAGGAATGTAGCAAGACTTTTGAAAGCACAGATGTAAATGCAGAAATTTGCGAAGATTGCTGGGAAAAGCTTGTAGGCGCAGAACTTGAAAATGAAGGTGAGTAACCCACCCACTTGACTTTTCTTTCAAAGTATGATATAATAAATTATAGAATTAAAAAGGAAGTTTGATTAAGACCTTCTTCCTTTATAAACAAGACTTTCTGTCAAAAGATGGAGAGGAATTAAATCACCATTGTCCTCCAGCTTTGGTGATTATGAGGGATAAAGTTAGAGCCTCCACGTGGTGTCCCTTGGTAATGGTTGATAACCAGCAGAATTCTAACGATTTAGTAGGTTGACAAATTTTCAGAAATATGATATAATTATATTAATGAAAGTGAGAAATTATTATGCTTGAATTTGCTTATTTCGTAGTGAAATGTGAAATGTGGTATGGCAGTATTGATTATTAAATATATCGCTGAAACGATTCAAGTTTTCGGTGGCGGATGCAAAGCAAGTGAAAATTCTTTACTTAGACAATATATTCGATCCAGACTTTCTGCCAAGGAATCTTGGAACAAAGAAAAACTACAATAAGATGGAAAGATTGAGATAGTTGACAAAAATCACGAAATGTGATATAATATTTATAGAAAGTTAAAAATAGATTGGAATGTCGGCAAGTGGCTAAGCCAGCAGGTTTTGATCCTGCCATTCGGGGGTTCGAATCCCTCCATTCCAACCAACCAACCAACTATTAATTACTTATTAAAGGTGATATTAATGCAGACAAAAATTTGTACAAAATGTGGAAAGGAATATTCAATTGAAGAGTTTAATTGGAGAGATAAGAAAAAAGGAAGTCGCAGATCTGAATGTAAATATTGTCATTCTAAATATATGAGAGATAAATATGCACAGAAACAAAAGATAGTACAAGAATTGAAAAAAGATTCTTATTGTGCGAAGTGCGGTGATACAAGAGAATATATCTTAGATTATCATCATATTGACCCTTCTATAAAAGAAAATACAGTAGCGAGATTGGTTAGTAATTCATATGGTATGGATAAAGTTTTAGCTGAAATTGATAAGTGTATTTTACTTTGTGCAAATTGCCATAGAGAATTCCATTATTTTAATAAGGAGAAGAATATTTCTTTAGAAGATTATTTAAAACAACTCACTTGACAAAAATCACGAAATGTGATATAATATTTATAGTGAGTTAAGAAATGCGGGCGTAACTCAGTTGGTAGAGTATCGTCTTGATAAGGCGGAAGTCACAGGTTCAATCCCTGTCGCCCGTACCATACTCTATTTGTTAGGTCTCTTAGGACACCAAGACCGGTGTCGGCAGATAGGGTAACCAAATGCCGCGGTAGCTCAGTTGGTAGTAGCAGAGGACTGAAAATCCTCGTGTCGGCAGTTCGATTCTGCCCCGCGGCACCAATAAAATCTTTGGCTCGGCGGTAGCCATTGATACCGCCACAACCTCTTTCTGAAGATGCAGGTGTAGCATAATTGGTGAATGCACTCCCCTTATAAGAGAGCGATTGCTGAGTTCGAATCTCGCCACCTGTACCATAAAGACATTAATAGCAAAGAACGGTCAGTAAAACCGCCGACGAAAGTCTACGCTAGTTCGAATCCATGCCTTCCTCACCATTATATGAGGAAGTAGTCAAGTGGTTAAAGACAGCGGTCCGAACTAATAATGTCTTGAGTAATTAACCCACTTGACTTTTTATAAAAATTATGTTATAATATTTATAGAGAGTTGAGAAATGCACCCATAGTTTAGTTGGAAAAACGGTAGATTTGTAATCTTCTGTCCCCTGTTCGAGTCAGGGTGGGTGCTCCAAAATTTCGCCAAGAAAACTTACCACGAAGAAGTTTAAATGGTTTATAATCGTGGAACCTCTTTCTGCGCCCGTAACTCAGTTGGTAGAGTATCACACTTTTAATGTGAGAGTCACGAGTTCGAGCCTCGTCGGGCGCACCATTTAAATGCATCTTTAGCTTAGTTGGTAAAGCAACTGACTCTTAATCAGAAGACCATAGGTTCAAATCCTGTAAGATGCACCAGTCGAAAGGCGATATGAAAAGGATGGCGAGTGTTGGAGTAAGAAACAACCTCAACCCTGTCAACTTGGGTTAAAGTTGAATATGGTGATGTGGGTGAGTCAGGCTTAAACCAGCAGATTGCTAATCTGTCGTCCGTCTTTATGGCGGACCGAAGGTTCGAATCCTTCCATCACCGCCATAAGGCACATACAGCAAAATCTTAAGGAATAGTATTTTAAGCTGTGAATCTAAAGAGTGTCTTGACTTTTTAAGAATTTTATGTTATAATTATTACATAAAATTAAATATTAAACATGGCGGGCTAGAGAAACGGTATCTCACCACCCTCATAAGGTGGAAATAAGTGGTTCGACTCCACTGCTCCGCAACAGCATTTTCTTTACAAACCTCCACGTGGTAATGCTGGGGCAACGACACAATGGACGTGGGCTAGACACGACTCCACAGTGCGGCGAATGTAAAGCGTAATCTTTTCTACGATACAGAAAAGTGACTTCTGAGACTAACTAAGAAGGACTCATGGTTCAATAGGAGCTTAAAAATATAATCTTAGCGGAGACGGTTACAATATTTCTGAGTCACGAAACGACAGGAAAGAAAATTAAAGATAGCTATCGGGTCGGTACACCTTGCTGCGGCAGAAGATACTACATACGGGTTTAGTTTAATGAAAAATGCCGACCTCCAAAGTCGTAAGATGATGGGTTCAAGTCCCTCAGCCCGTGCCAAATACTTTGATAAAGTAATATCGCCTCGTAGTTCAATTTTGGCTAGAGCATCGGATTGTCTCTCCGAAAGTTGTGGGTTCGAATCCCATCGGGGTGGCCATAGGTTGTTTATTTCTCAATATTAGATTGAAGGGGTTCTCCAACCTTCGTAAAAAGAAGAACACATACATATATTAAGACACATACAGCCAAAGATTATTTATAATCTATTGTAGGTTCGATTCCTATCTTTTCAATTATTTCGAAAAGTCGCCTAATGGTAGGGCAATTATTTAATGTGTCTTGTTTTATGGGGTAGTAGACGAGTGGTATTAAGTCATCACCCTCTCAAGGTGAAGATCGTGGGTTCAAATCCCGCCTGCCTCACCATTTAAATGGCGCCATAGACGAGCGGTATAAGTCGCCACCCCTTCAAGGTGGAGAGCGTTGGGTTCAAATCCCACTGGCGTCACCATTAGACACTTTCCAGCAATAAAATTTTAAGCTCTATTTATAAAAAGAACACTGCTTATCGTTCGAAGGTGTCTTATTATCGAGGAGTAGTTTAACGGTAAAATACTAGTTTTGGGAACTAGAGTCGGGGTTTCGACTACCCCCTCTTCGACCAATAGATGTGGTAGGTAGCTTAATTGGTAAAGCGCATGGTTGTGGCCCATGAAGCTGCGAGTTCGAATCTCGTCCTTCCACCCATACTATCTATAATTATTATGGAAAGTTAAGAAATGCGGATATGGTGGAATTGGTAGACACGCTGTCTTGAGGGGGCAGTGAGCAATCGTTCGGGTTCAAATCCCGATATCCGCACCATTAACTTAGACGGCCGACTAAGTATAAATAAAGGGGTGCATGACGTTTTGCTGTTTTCCGAAGAGGGCATTAAAGACAGAAAAAACAGCATACTAAATAGAAAGGAGAGGTAGCTGTGAATACTAAAATATTTCATCGAGGTAATGGCGAGCCTGTTACTTATAGTGAAATGATGAAGTTAATTGCAGACTATATTAGCAAAGATACAAATCAAGAGTATGAAATCACTGTTGGTACAGATAGCCAAAACCATAGTAAAACAAAAATGGTAGAAGTTATCGCAATCCACTGTGTTGGACATGGCGGCATCTTCTTCTATCGGACGGATTTTATTCGAAAGATTAAATCTCTTAAAGAAAAGATATTTGAAGAGACTTCAAGAAGTCTTGAGAATGCTCAAGGATTACTTGATGAAGTTGGATTTATTCTTCTTGAAAAGGAAATTGATATTGAAGAGTTAAATCTTCATTTTAAAATCCATTGTGACATTGGTCATTATGGAAAGACTTCAACTCTAATTAAAGAGATTGTGTCTTGGGTTCATTCTTGTGGTTACGAAGCGGTAATTAAACCTGATAGTTACGCCGCCTCAGGAATTGCAAATAAGATTAGCAAATAAAGGAGAATTATATGACAGATAAAGAGAAGCTTGATGCATTTTTTGAATATACTCTTGATGCTGAAAGATACTGGCGGCAAAGAGCAAAAGATGGATTTGATAAATACGTATGTGCTTATCATTTAATGGCTATACAGGATATTCTCCAGTTCGCAGAAGTGGAATTGGGTATACCATATAAGCAATTACCGCTTAATTAAATAATGCTGCCCGTCCCGGGGCGTGCCCCTTCTCCATGCGACCCTCCTGTGTGGGCATAAATTGCGATGCAAATGTGGATATAATACGGGGAACTGATGTACAAGCAAGGGTTTCTATTTTGTCGTCATTTGGCGGCGAAAGATGCGGGATTGATGGAATTTAGGTATACATACTTGCCTTAGAAGCAAGGTTTTAGGGGTTCGAGTCCCCTATCCCGTACCATTAAGACCTATACTGCAAACTTTCTTATATGCTTTGGGAGCCGTAGGTTAGAGGTTCGAGCCCTCTTCTCTCCACCAATATGGGGAGATAGCTCAATTGGATAGAGCGACGTATTTAATGGGTCTTGTTTATGGCGGCGTAGCATAGTTGGTCAAATGCGACTGCTTCATACGCAGTAGACCATAGGTTCGAATCCTATCGCCGCCACCAGTATGTTGACAAAACTTCCGAAATATGATATAATATTTATAGTGATTAAGAAAAGAGGTTATGAAAATGAGTGATACAGAAGCACTTGATATTCTTCTTTCTTACATAGAAAGACTTGAGGATAATTATATTCAAATTTTATCAGAATGTAGTAATGAAGCATATCCTTTGTATAGCGGAGGACTTTCTGCGATTATGGATATATTAAATTTTGCAGAAAAGGATTTGGGATTGTTAGTTAAATGTAACCCACTTGACTTTTCTTCTGAAATATGATATAATATTTATAGTGATTAAGAAATGCGATTGTAGCCCAACAGGCAGAGGCAATGGACACAGGATTAAAAGACTTTGATTGGGGCAGTACCAATATCCTGTACCATTAAAATCCATTTAGTGTGGGTTCGAATCCCATCAATCGCACCAATCTTCCATTAGCCCAATTGGTAGAGGCAATATGCTCAAACCGTATTCAGTCTCAGTTCGAATCTGAGATGGAAGACCATTCTAAGACCTTTACAGCGAAAAACTTTTTCTAAAAGAATTGCTTGTTAAGCCGTGTGTTGGAGGTTCGAATCCTTCCTCTGGATATGATCCAGAGTAGCTCAAGTGGTAGAGCAACGACCCTCTTAAGAAAAGGTCTTGTTAATTGGCTCTATAGCCAAGTGGGTTAAGGCGTCTGACTGCAAATCAGAAGTCCCCTGTTCGAATCAGGGTAGAGCCTCCAATTAAATGCCCTCATAATACAAAGGATAGTATAGGGACCTTCTAAGTCTCATATTCCAGTTCAATTCTGGATGAGGGTACCAAATGGCTGGGTGCCCAAGTGGTCATAAGGGCGTAGACCTGAAATCTTCTGTGGTGTAACAGCCCCGTGGGTTCGAATCCCACCCCAGCCGCCATAAACAATCGCCCGCCGCCGAAATTATTAGAGGAAGTTATTTACTTTTTCTAAAATTTTTTACAAAGAAAGTTCGGCGGCGAGTAGGTTGACAAAATTTTCAAAATATGCTATAATAGTTATAGTAAAGTTCGAAAGGAGAAATTAAGATGAAGAGACGAGAAGATATTGTTTTGAGAATTGAGAAGTTGAAGACCAAGCCTGTGGAAAACGCAAGACTTATCCGTAAGTGGGAACGTATTCTGCGAAATTTCGATAGGGTTGATAATTCAAATACTTGACTTTTCTTACGGAATGTGATTTAATTATATTAATGAAAGACGAAAACAGCAATCTTAAACATCTGATTTGGGATCTGATAAGTTAAATTCGTCTTGATATTTGGGATAGTAGCTCTAACGGTTAGAGCAGGAAGCTGTTAACTTCAAGGCTATAGGTTCGAATCCTATCTATCCCGCCAATATGCAGCATTGGTGTAACGGTAACATCTCTGCCTTCCAAGCAGATGTTGGGGGTTCGAGTCCCCTATGCTGCTCCATTTATGGGAGATAGCCTCACGCCCAGACCTAACCAGTCAATAGGAAAACAACCTTGTAGGAACGGGCGGTAACTGGCGCCGTATAGTCCAGACGATTGTTGCTGTGATTGTTGGCAAGCGAAAGTAGGAGTGGTTCTCCAAACAATCAAATATGGGTAGATAAACCGTAAGTGGTAGCGGGTGTGACTGTAAATCACATGCCTTTGTGCTCGGGTGGTTCGACTCCATCTCTGCCCACCATAGAGTTTATTGGTTTTCTCCATAGCAAAAACCAAATTAAAGACAGTACCAGCCACTTTATTATAATTTTTAAAATGATATAGTGAAAATATTTTTAATCAGGTTTGTCCTCCTGACATAGTTTATAATACTGTCTTGTAAAAATTAAATGAACTTAGCACGCCTCTTATTAATGCGGACCACGCTAAGTCTTATAGGTCGGCAGTGGGTAAAACCTTGGAAGTGCCTTACCCTTAAAAGTTAAATATTCCTAATTAGTTAGTCACGGACTTGTGCTGCTGTAGTTCGTGCCGCCCAAACAGCAGTGGGTGCAATTGGTTGAAAGTCCAAGGAAATTATTCGCTGTAGTTTAATAAAAACCTACTTCTGTCAAAAGGGAGTATAATGCGAGTGTGGCCTCGTCGGCTAATAATTTCTAAAATGACACTAAAGAGAAATACTTTCACGAGGTAGTGTTGTTCTTACTAAACTTTCTCAAAAGACGGTTTCAGCAAACTTTAAATGGTTAAATAAAAATTCTTTTGTAAAATTTTTAGAGAAGGTTCAATTCCTTCAATCGTCTTGTTAATAATTTAATAATTAATAAGACAAAGAGTAAATAAGAGTAATTAACTTATGATGAGGTTCCTCATAGCCTTCTCTTTGTCTTTTTATTTTATATGAGGAAATAAATATTATGAGGTGTTTATTATGAGAAAGTGGGAAGCTTTTTCAGAGGAAGAATTGAGAGAAATTTATAATCAAAGCGCAAATAAACAAACTTTTGCTAAATTATTAGGGTACAAAGGTACAGACACTCGTTTTATTAAAGAAATACAAAGTGTCTATCCTTGGTTAATTTTTTTAAGGCATGAAGATTTAACAGGAAAGGTTTTTGGTAAATTAACTGTTCTATCAAAAAATAATGAATTTGGAGGTTCTAATCACTCATATTGGGATTGTCGGTGTGAATGCGGAAAAATAACAACAGTAAGAAGAGATGCTTTAATAGAAGGTAAAACAAAATCTTGCGGTTGTAATTCTTATCGTGTGGCGGGCATTAAAAATATGGATGATTTAACTGGAAAGAAGTTTGGTAAACTAACTGTAATCAATAGAGACTTTGAAAAAACAGACGCGAGTAAACAAGCATTTTGGTGGTGTGTTTGTGATTGTGGAGAAAAAATTTCTGTTGGAAGAGGCTCTTTAAAAAGTGGAGCAACTCGTTCTTGTGGGTGCTTGAAATCAAAGGGAGAAGAAAAAATTTCTAAAATTCTTAATGATAATAAAATTCCTCATATAAAAGGATATACTTTTAATGATTTAAAAGGAAAGAGAAATAAATTAAAATTTGATTTTGCTATTTTTGATTCCTTTCAATCTTTAATTTGTTTGATCGAATTTCAAGGTATACAACATTTTCAAGATATGATTGCTTGGCAAGGCTCTCTTACAGTTGATGAGCAAAAAGAGAATGATAAAAAGAAGAGGGAATATTGCCTAAAGAATAATATTCCTCTTATTGAAATTTCATGTGAAGACTATGAAGAAATAAGTGCAGATTATTTATTGAGTTTAATATATCAAAAAGGAGAGTAATAATATGAGTTTTGTAGATGGATTTAATGCAATGACAACCATGAAGACTACGGAAAATGGCGCGGTAGCTTATTCTAAACTTGATAGTGATGTTTTATCTCTTTTTGCCGTAGTTGGCGGTATGAGAAAGCGTGATGAAGCTGATATTGTTCAGATGTATCATGCGGCTCGTAAGGAAGACAAGGAGCTTGCTGACAAGATTGTCCTCTATGCTCGTGATGTGCGTGGAGTAGGTCTTGGTGAGCGTAGAATCGGTAAGATTCTTCTTAAGGCTCTTGCTTATATTGATCGTGCAAAGGTGGAGAGAAATTTCCAGACCTTTGTAATGAATGGTCGTTTCGATGACCTTTATGCCCTTGAGGGAACCCCTGCAGAGACTGCTATGTGGCAGTTTATGAAGGATACTCTTCTTAAGGATGCGGCAGCAATGAAGGTTGGTAAGCCTATTAGTCTCGCCGCAAAGTGGATGAAGTCTATTAACACTTCTTCTGCTGAATCTAAGAGACTTGCAAGAAAGTTCTGTACTGTTGCAGGTATCTCTGAGAGAACTTATCGTAAGACCCTTGCGGCCCTTCGTAAGTATTCTAATGTAGTTGAGGTTAAGATGTCTACTAATGAGTGGGAGGCTATCAACTTCGAGGCAGTACCTTCTGTCGCAATGAAGAGATATTCTACTGCTTTTGGCAAGCATTGTCCTAATGCTTTTACTCAGTATAAGCACGAGCTGACTACTGGTGAAGCAAAGGTAAATGCTCAGACTCTTTATCCTTATGACATCACCTACCAGTTCATGTACGGTGGCAATGCCGATAAGGCTATCCTTGAAGCTCAATGGAAGGCACAAAAGAATTGGTTCAAGGAAGATGCTAAGATTGTAGTTGCAGCAGATGTTTCTGCTTCTATGACCGGAATGCCTATGGCGGCGTCAGTGGGTCTTGCAATGTATGCAGCAACTTTTAATCAAGGGTCCTATCACGGATATTATCTTACTTTTACAGATAAGCCTTATTTTTACAAGATTGATGAAAATGAGAGTCTTGAAACTAATATTAGAAAAGTTATGAGAAACGTTGGGTATAATACTGAAATGGATAAAATGTTTGAAGCTATTTATGAAATGGCAGTAAGAGAAAATGATGCACCTGACGCGCTTGTTATTGTTTCTGATATGGAGATTGATAGATTTATGAGAGCCAATGCTTGTGATGATATCATTACAAAATGGGTGAATAAGTTCAGAAATGCTGGGCTTGAATGTCCAAAGATGATTCTTTGGAATGCAGAGAGTAGACAGAACACATATCTTGCCCGTTCTAATAATCCTTATGTTGCTTTTGTAAGCGGTTGTTCTGCTAGTACTTTTGGTAATCTTACTGAATTAATTTCAATGAGTGCTTACGAAGCAATGGTTAAGATTCTTAGCCAGTACGAGTTTGTATAAAAACATTGCGGCGGTGTTTTTATCCGTTCTCATCGCCGTTAAATGTTCTTCATAAAAAAGACCTTTAATCAGCAATCTTATAGATGATAACAGAGAAAATACATTATTTCATGACTATTTGTCAGTGGGAGCGCGTAGCCTAAGCGAGATATTAGGACTTTATCTTCGGATAATGGAGTACCAATACTTATTATTGGCGTTCTATAGAACGAGAACTATAGCGTTTTCTTGGAGCGAGATACTAAGACGGCGGATCGCTTGTAAAGATACCTAAAGTCTCATAGAGCAGAAGGTCTTGTGGGTAGTAGTTTTTCTACTACCCTCTTTTTATACTCTGTCGCCGCCCCAAGATTTGAGACAATGGATAGAGAGAAATTTTGATTCGGCGGCCACAAGGATATTGACTTTCTTTTTAGAGTGTGGTATAATTATTATAGAAAATGAGAAAAGGAGATAAATTATAGTGAATACTTTAGAAATACTTAATAAAATGAATTATGAATCTTATTGTGATTTTTTAATAAAAAAATATGGCCAACCTGATCGACCATATTTTACAAATTCTAATTGTAAATCAAAACCAAAAGAAAATTCAAGAACCAAGGAAGGATTATGTATACACCACATTTGGGAAGACCAAATTATTCGATTAAGTGATCCTAGGATTGCTAAAATGATGCCATTTGAACTACAAATGCCAAAAAATTTATTGTATTGTGATTATGTTGAACATTTAATTCTTCACATTAAAATTACAGAAGAATCAGATGGAACAGAATTGTTTAAGGTTGGTGTAGGAGGGGTTAAGTTGCTAATCCCTACCATTAATGATTTTTTGTGTAAAGAATATACTTGTTGGAGACAATGGCCTTCTAAGGTCGTAAAATCAAAAGAAGAGGATTATATGGTTATCTTAAAATATCTCTTAAGACATCCTTTTAGATACACTAAATTTAAGGATATATCAAACACAACTTTTTTATCCTCCAGTTATAGCGGAGAAACATATAATAAGATTTTAGAACAAATTAGACCTAACCGAGAGTTTTTAAATAAAGTGCAATGGGATTGAAAATAAATAAATAAATGGCATTATTTTCTTTAATATTTGATTTTTTTCCTTCCAATTTGAAGTCTAATTATTATAGAAAATGAGAGAAAAGAGGTTGTAAATATGATTTATTCTAAATTAGAAGAATGTCCCGTCTTAAGAACAGAAATTGAATTGATTGCGTTCTTTCGACACAAAGGATTGTATATGTGTCATGCATATTATAAAGACCATACAGAACGATTTAATTTCTACTTGACAGAGAAAAATGAATTTCTTACAAAAGGACAAGCAAGGAAGAGATTACAAGAATTATTTCCAAATGCAATAATTAAGAAATTTGTAGTACCTCGAAATTCGAGAAGTTGTTATTAAATATTTTTAAGAAAGGAAAAGAATAATGGAATTAAAATGTTTATCAATTATTACAAATTTTGGGTGTCATTATAAGTGCCCTTATTGTATTGTAAAAAAGAATGGTATCAACATTCCAAAAACAACAGTGAAATCTCTTGATACTCTATTAGAAACTTATAAATCAGGAGGATATGATTACATTTCAATTTCAGGTGGCGGCGATCCGATGTTTGAATTTGATAAACACAAAGATTTTTATGATAGATTGTTTTCGATTTGCAGAGAAAATGATATAAAAATCGAGCTTCACACTTCTTACATCAAAGAAATTGAAAATAAACTTCCTCTTGAATTATTTAATAGAATTGTTTTTCACTGCAATACAATTGATGATGTTTTTGAAGCGGAACAGACGGATTGTAGAGACATTCTTAAAAGAGTGGTTTTTGTTATAGAAGACAGAATGACTATTGATTATTTACTGACTATTCGTAATGTTGTTAACAATAGTAAAACAATTGATCAATTGTCTTTTAGACAAAGAGTAGATGAAAATTACAATATTTCATATCATTTACATGACGCCTTAAAAATGGGACACTTATATAAACAATGGTATTATATCGAACAAGCGGATTACAATACCTACTTCGTAGATGGGCAAACTAAGAAAAAATATGAGGATTTTAAGAAGTAATTGGAGGCAATATGAATAGAACATTTATTACAGGAGATCTTCATCAATCAATTGACATCTGTAAACTTGCAGTTCGTCGTTTTCCGATTCAAAAAGAATTGGATAAGTCTGATGTTATGATTGTTTGTGGCGATGCGGGATTGGTGTGGGATGGTTCTAAAGAAGATAAATATTGGCAGGAATGGCTTGATGAAAGAAATTTTACTACTTTTTGTTGCCTTGGAAATCATGAGGGTTATAATCTTATTAACGATTATCCCATTGTAGAAATTTTTGGCGGCAAGGCTCGTGAAATTCAGCCATCTGTTTTTTATGCTATTGGTGGAGAAATTTATACAATTAATGGAAAGAAAATGCTTTTTATTAATGGTGCGGATAGCCATGATAAGGAGTGGAGAACTGAGGGTAAGTCCTGGTGGCCGCAGGAACAGATTACTTCAATAGATATTTCCCATGCACTTTACAATCTTGAACAACATGATTTTTATATTGATTACATTATTTCTCACACTGGTGGCAGTGAGGTTTGTAGACAATTAGGTTTTGCGCCCACCGTAAGTGATAAAATGTTGGACAAGGCTCTTGAGACGGCACGGTATAGCGAACATTATTGTGGACATTATCACGTTGATAAATGGGTCGGAGACAGTCGTATTATTTATGATGATATTTTAGAACTACGCTAATACTTGACTTTTTCTCCAATCTATGATATAATAATTATAGAAAAGTGAGAAAGAGGTAGGAAGAAATGAGTAATGTAAGTAAAGTATTGGCAGAGCAAACGCTCGCAAAAAAGTTCGACTTCATTATGTTTATTGTAAACGAATTCGGAGAAGAGAAGTGCCAAACAAAAAAGGAAACAAAGAAAAAGTTTCTTGCAAGTTTTGGAGATAGTGATAGTTTTCGTGTAAAACTTGTTGATCGTTATCCCGAAATAATGGAGAATGATATCTTTTATATCGCAAAGAATGGCAAGGCAGTATGGATTAGAGAGGAGCTTGAGTAATGGCGAGAGTAAAGATTACAGACGAAGTGATTGAGCAGATTAATGAGCTTTACTGTGAGCTTAAGGTTAAATCTCATGTTGCCAAAGCTCTTGGAATTTCTGCTTCAACCGTAAGTAAGTATATCGTCCCAAATTATATCTGTAAAGCAGATAGAGTTGTTGAAGCGTTTAGCGGCCGCCCCAGCATAATTTCTATGGATAAGATTGCGTCATTTGACGGGGCGGCGCACTTGGGATATTTCCTTACTCATATTATGGACGATGAAAAGGAAGACATGGAGAAACTCCAGAAAGGAATTTTTATATGAGAGCATTTATGGTTAGTGAAGCTTGTAATGAAGGCGAATATATGGTGAGACTTACAGATGAAATGTTCTCTCTGATGGGATGTCAGTCTGGAAGTTTTAACATTGTAGCGGCGAGAATTTTGGGATTTAGTTATCCTGACTATCTTCGATATGTGAGAGATAATCACAATGCAATACTTAAGGGGAAGCAAGGCTATTCTTATGCGATTTATAAGGATAGAAAAGATTGTGTTGCAGTTGTAACATTGCTCAATGATACTTGGAGAAAAGTTGAGGCGGCGATTATTAGTAAGATGAATGAGGTGACGAAAGGAGAGAATGGTTAATACATTAACAAGAATTGAATCGTGCATTGCTGAGCGCTCTTTCATTATTCCTGTTGGTAATAGCAAAGGGATTTCTCCCGAAGATATTGTACAAACAGTTTACATTGATCTCGCGACAGGGCGGCCCTATCAGGATGGTGCATTTGTTGCAAAAGGCGAAACATTTTGGAAGTGGACTCGTTCTGATGCTTGTAATGACAACATACCAGAGTAAGAGAAAGGAGAAAAGGAATTGAATGGAACGATAATTTATTGTAGATTTGAAACTGCAAAGGGAGAGTTTAATGAGCACACAAAAGAATATGCTTATTATGTTGCGGCGAGTCCTGAAGATTGTATAATTAAAGAAGGAACTATCTTCAAAGTATGGAATATGGACAAAAATATACCAGAATATAACGGCACAAGGTTGCGATGCGACAGAATTGTTGGCGTAGAGAATAAAGCAGATGCAGAACTTCTGGAAAGCAAGTCACTTAAGACTATTGAGAGGATTAAGATTGCTGGAGAAAAAGTTTCAACAAATAAAAAATATATTAATCCATGGGTTTTAAATAAAATCGAAGACAATATGATAAAAACAATTGGAACAAAGAGTGCTGGTTTTACTCTTGGTGAAGCTGGTAAAGGAAAGGGTTTTACTTTTGGCGAAGAAATAATAGGCTTTACCCCTACTGGAGATGCGATTGATGCGATTGATGTATCAAAGGGAATTATCTCATATGATAAGATTGATGATACTGGCTATGCTTATAGTTGTGATGAAAATAAAATAAATACAATTAATTCAGGAGGAAATAATATGAATACAAATATGTTTGGCAATATGTTTAAGAATATGAAGTTTGGTAAAATTAAGACCGATGAAATCAAGTATTCAATGAAAGGAATCGCTATTGAGACAAATGATCATGACTATGTATGTTATAATCCTGATCTTACTTTTACCAATGTTGGCAATATGGTAATGGATATTCCAGTTTTTGCAATGCCTGTTAGCAAGGAGCAGATTAAGATTGGTGATGTAATTAGACATAATGATCTTTGGGTAATCGTGAACTCTGTAACGCCCACTGAAATTAAGGTTGCAAGACCTTATACCAGAGAAATTGTAAGCGTAATTCCTGAGACTTCTATCTTTGGTTTTAGCTTCTACACAAAGGTAATGAATCCTTTTGAGAACCTTGGTGCTACTGCAACTGCTGATAATCCTTTTGGTAATATGCTTCCTTTTATGCTTATGAGTGGCGGCGATACTAAGAATTCTGATGATATGCTTATGATGATGCTTGCCTTTGGCGGCGGGAAGATTGATTTTAGTAATCCTATGATGATGTATATGCTTATGGGAGATAAGAGTAATACAAATGATATGCTTATGATGATGATGCTCAGTGGCAACAACCCTTTTGAGCAGAAGCATGAGTGTAAGTGTGGTTGTAAAGCAGGAGATTATGTTGTTACTCCAAATAATTCTATTGATCCTTACTTTGGGGTAGACTGTGATTGGACACAGTTTGTGCCGACGAATGAGATTAAGATTGATGTAAGTGCTATGGATATTGAAACAGATAAGTAAAATTAAAAGTCAACTCTCAAAAGGGAGTTGACTTTTTCTATATTTTATGGTATAATTATTATAGTAAATGAGAAAAAAAGGAGTGATGTATAAGTGGCTGCGATTATCGAAATGTTAATCGGGCTTCCTTAGCCTGGTTGCGGTAAATCAACATATGCAAAAAATCTTATGAAGCAGAATCCCAATATTGTAGTTGTATCTTCCGATGCAATTCGCAAGGAGCTTTATGGTTCTGAAGAGGATCAGTCTCATAATCAGGAGGTCTTTAACGAAGTTTTCAAAAGAACTTGCGCTGCGATTAAGAATAATAAGCATTGTATTATTGACGCAACTAATCTTTCTCGTAAGCGTAGAATTGCTTTTCTTAAGCAGTTCAATAACTGCGAGAAGAGAGCTACTGTATTTGCAATCCCTTTTGAGGTTTGTTGTGAGCGTAATAATTCTCGTGAAAGAACTGTTCCTCAGTATGCAATGGATAGAATGTATCGCTCTTTTGAGCCGCCGCACTGGGCAGAGGGATTTGATTTTATTGAAGTAATTCATTATGAGAACCCGGCCCTTTCTATTGAAGACGTGCTTGCAGAGAATATCAAGTGTGAACACGATAATCCCCATCATTCTCTTAGCTGTGGAAAGCATTGTCTTGCCGCAGAGGAAGCCGCAGGAATTATTTGTGAGAATGAATATTGGGATTCAGTAACGACTCATCTCATTGCCAAGGCAGCACGCTATCATGATATGTCTAAGTATAAGTGTAAGGTATTTCATAATATGAAGGGCGAACCTACAGATATTGCTCATTACTATAATCATGAGAATGTTTCTGCATATGACTATATGGCATATGAGGCGGGGATGGAGCCGGAGTATGATACAATTGTTATTGCAAACTTGATTGCAAATCATATGGTATTCTATACTGGTGAAGCGGCAATCCAGAAGAGAAGAGATATTTATGGAGTAGGATTTTGGTCAATGCTCGAGGTTTTGAATAGAGCCGACAGGGCAGCGCACTAAGGAGGTTTAAATGAAAACATATAGAGTTACACTGACATACCTTATGGAACTTGAAGTTCCTGATGAATATGAAAAGAATGATATTTATAATCAGGCAGTAACTGAAATTGCCGCAGACTTGTGGCTTCCTAATGATTGTAAGATTGAGGTAGTAGAAAATGAAAATATGGAATAAATTTAAAGTCTGGATCATACATAAATTTGGCGGCAAGACACAAGAGGAATATGACATTGATATAAAAAATTTTAAAGCAGAGTACGATATGGCGCACCCTGCCGCAGTCCGCTATGTTGATCGCTATCCTCGAAAAGAAATCTTTAAATATGATTTTATCATACCAAATGAATCTGTATATGATATGGATGAATTTAGAGTCTCAGAAGAGGCTTGTAAAATAAGAAGGGATATTATTTTTGGAATTGCCGAAGCATTATTTGATGGAGGTTATGTTCATTTTGAAGAGAATATAGATTTTCTTCATTATGAGAAGAATATGAGAGCAACTTTATGTATTCTTAAATGGGAGGAATAAAAATGGGAGTACTTTATTGTTATAACGCAGAGATTGGATATCATATTTATGATTCTGTTTATGATTATCTTGTCGATGTAATTAATGAAGATTATATCAATGAAATCCTTGACGATTGTTATGAAGATGTTGAAATTCCTATTGTTGGAATAAAGAAAATGAGAGATATTATTGAAGCATTTAACTACATGGATTATTTAATTGAAGGAGAAATTGAAACAAAGGAAGATGAAATCATTGGTTGCCTAGAAGGCGGCGATGATACCTATGAATTCATGAGTGATATTCTGTCTTTTAGTGAAGAAAAGTTGAGAGCTGAAGTAGAAGGTAGTTGACATTTTTCATGGAATGTGATATAATATTTATAGAAATTAAGAAAAGGAGAAACTTATATGAAACATTATCATTGCTACGAAGCAAGCGAAATTGCTCGTATTTTTGATGTTGATATTGAGGATATTAGAATTCTGTTTCATGAAAATGGACAAACTTTTGACCTTGTAGATTTAGATTCTTTTGAGGATATAACTCTTGATGAAGCAAATCTTGTTTTAGAAGACGCAAGGGATGAGGGCAAATGTTCATTAAACTGTAAAAACTGTAAAGATGAAACATGTGAATATAGAAACTATATTAAGATTGCAAGACTGGGTGAAAAAATTCTTAAAGCATGGATGGATGGTAAAATTATTAATCCATATTTTTTAATTCAGTGGGATTATTAATTATTAAAAGGAGAGATTTGTATGCTTAATTTGCAGACTTTTATTCGTGAAAATGAAAACTGGAGAGAGCTTATTTCTGAGAAGCCCTATTGCATTAAGGTAACTGAAAAGGAAGATCTGGTCTGCTTTAAGTATTCTCAGATTGATTCCGATTTTAAGGAGCCTTTGGTAAGAGAGTGCCGCGGCATTATTCTTGAAAAGGATACTTGGAATGTAGTGGCCTATGCTTTCAATAAGTTCGGTAACTATGGAGAGTCTTACGCAGACGAAATCGACTGGGCTTCTGCTCGTGTTCTTGAAAAGGTAGATGGCTCTCTTATTAAGGTTTATTTCCATAATGGCGCTTGGTGTGTAGGTACCAATGGAACCATTGATGCAAGCGATGCAGAACTTTCTGCGCCGCCCTATGAAACCTTTATGGAATTATTCGATGTTGCGGCAGATGTGTGCGGTCTTGATTATGATAGACTTGATCCTCATTATACCTACATCTTTGAACTTCGTTCTCCTTACAATAAGGTTGTAGTACCTTATGAAGATATTCGTATCGTCCATATCGGTACTCGTAACAACATTACTTATGAGGAAGTGGAGGTAGATATTGGTATTGAAAAGCCTAAGCAGTATATGCTTTCTTCTCTTGATGATTGTATTGCTATGGCGGCGACTTTTGACTTTACACAGGAAGGCTTTGTCGTAGTTGATAAGAACTATCATCGTGTCAAGGTTAAATCTGAAGATTATGTTCGTGTACATCGTCTTGCCAATAACGGCTCTATTACACTTGAAAAAGCGATTGACCTTATTCGTACAAATGAACTGGAAGAATTTCTTGTATATTGCCCTCAGTATACAGATTTTATCAATAATGTTCGTCTTCGTCTTGATAAATTCCATTCTGATATTTATTTTAATGTTAATATGGCACTGATCGAAAAAATGGATTGTGAAACTCGTAAGGATTTTGCGGCGGTAGCGAAAACCTTTAAGTATCCTATGGTATGGTTTAAAGTTTATGAAACAAAGTCTTTTGATATTGATGCATGGATTAACTCTTTAACTACAGCAAAGCTAGCTACATATCTTGAAAAGTATTAAGGCATAGGATAACTATGCCTCTTGACTTTTTCTATAAAATATGTTATAATATTTATAGAAAGTTAAGAAAAGGAGAACATTTATGACACTTACTAATGAAAAGATTGAGTTTCTTTATCGTTTCCTTGATAAGGTTTTTGAAGGAATGGGCGATTGTCTTTATATTTCAGATTGTGATACTGGAATAACCGATTTAATGACTTCTACAGAGCATCAAACTGTTATAGACTATTCTCAAATTGAAAGTGGCGAGTTTGAAGGAGTTAAATTTGATGGCTTCTTTGGATGTACAAAAGCTGTGTTTTTGTTTGAAGGCTGGAATATTGTAATTAAGATTCCTTACAATGGAAATTATTGTTTTGATTATGAGACAGATAATCCTATTTTCACCGAAATGCCTAATCACATTATTATGGAAGATGAAATTTATGAAGAAGCTTCTGATAATATGAGAAAAATTCTTTTAAAAAATGAATATCTTTTTAATTATAATAATTTAGAAGTTTATGCCCAGCCAGCAATCGCAGAAACAGAAAGTAATAGAGTACATTCTATTTTAACTCCAGAATTGCTGAATAAAGTGCAAGCGGCTCGAGATTCAAGACCTTATGGTTATAAAAGTCCGGGTAATCATTTCTTGGCTGCGATTATGCTGCAATATCCTGATACTTATGAAGATATCTTTGATGAACTTTGCAATATTGAAGATTTGCATTGTGATAATTATGGCTATCTTGCAAATGGAATGGTAGCAATTCATGATTATGCTGGTTTTAGTGAGTGCATTTAAATTCTAATGAGTTGACATTTTTATTAAAATGTGATATAATTATATATGTAAGGTTGAGAAAGGAGTAATGACTATGAGTTTTGATTATAATCCTCAGGTAGAAGATATGACAGAATACGAGGAGTATCTTGCTATGAAGCAGTATTATGATGAAATGGAGTCTGCTGTTAAATTTGCTGTAACACAACTTATCGGTTACAAGAGAGTTGTTAGTTATGCGGCTTATGAGGCGGCGGTACAGGAGTCTTGGAGAGAGTCTGATGTAGAAATGAGAGATTTTCTTGCGGGCTTTGGCATTACTACTTGTGAAGACTTTGAAATTTATATTGCAGGAGTGGAACTTGGAATGAAGATTGGAGGTAACTATGGCGGCGAAGGATAAGCAGGGAAAGTACAAGGATTATGTTCCCTATGAGAAGTCGAGTAAGAAAGAGAAGAAGCGTCGTGATAGTGAGAAGCGAAACACTTGGGAAATTCCACCTTATACAAAGGTAGAACCCGACAAGAAAAAGAAGAAAGACCGAAGAGATAAGAGGAAGAGGGATAGATATTACGATGATGAATGGTGCGATGACTACGATTAAAGAATTTTCTTGGCGACTAAATACTTTCTGTCCTTATTGGACAGAAACACTTGCACTATTCATTAACTGGATTTGCGAAAGGAGTTAAGAAAATGAGTGAGATGAAGAAGTATGTAGATATTGAAAGAGTTAAGGAGTCTTATGCTTCTACTTTTGAAGAGGGAGAGAATATTGTAATTCAGGTTAAGATCGATGGCTCCAACGCATCTATCGCATATGACGAGGAGAACGACTGTCTTGTGGCATTTTCTCGCCGCCAAAAGCTCAATGAGCAGAACATACTCAATGGCTTTTGGAATTGGGTTCAGACGCTCAATGTAGAGCATTTTAAGAAGATTCTTGGCACTCGTTATATCATTTTTGGCGAGTGGCTTACGCCCCATAGTGTAAAGTATCCCGAAGATATGTATAAGAAGTTCTATATGTTTGATGTGTGGGATAAGGAAACAGAGCAGTATCTCCCACAGGAAGATGCACTTAATATTTATGATGCTCTCCACTATTATCTCCCTCATTATGTTTGGACGCTTTATAGTGGTCCTTTCGTATCTTGGGAACATACCCTTGGTTTTCTTAAGGAGAATATCTATGGTGAGTCTCCTTGTATGGAGGGTATCGTAATTAAGCGTCAGTCTAAGCTGTGGTCTAAGTCTTCTCGCTTGCCTTACTATGTTAAGATTGTAAATGAGAAGTTTTCTGAGGTTCATAGCTCTAAGCCTAAGGTAATTGACCCCGCAAAGCTCGCGGCAAAGGAAGCTGAGCAGGCGGCAGTAGCAGAGATTGTTACAAAGCGTCGTTGCGAAAAGCAGATTCAGAAGTTTATCGAAGACGGTATTATCCCCGAGGATTGGGGCGGCGAGTCTATGAAGGAAATTTCTAAGCGTTTGCCTAAGGCTATCTATGAGGATTGTCGTAAGGAAGAGCCTGAGATTGTGGCGGCGAACGAGAACTTCGGTAAGATTTGTGCAAGTCTTGCTATGAAGCATGCTCGTGAAATGCTTGATGATAAGTCTAAGTTTTTAGGGACTTGACTTTTTAAATAAATTATGATATAATTATTTTATAATAAGAATAAAGGAGGAATTTATTATGGAAACAAAGGTTTATGTATGTCCTGAGTGTGGTAGAAAGTATGGTGATTTGGCTAAGGTGCAGTCTTGTATTTCTAATCATCTTGCAGATGCTAAGGCAAAGGAAGATGCAGAAAAGGCAAAGAGAGAGAAGGAGATTGAAGTACTTCAGCTTCAGAATGCAAAGCTTATCGAGCAGGTTCGAGAGAATTGTAGAAAGCTTCGTGGTCTTGGTGTGAGTGCATCTGTAACTTATCTTGAAAATGTTGGTACAAAGACAACAAGAGTTAATGTCAAGGAAGATCCAATTCCTACTTGTGCAAAGGAGAACGTAAGAAATAAGGAAGATGCTTTGAGTAAGTTTCTTGTAGAGCTGATCGAGCTTGAAAAGAGCTTGGAAGCAAAGATGACTCCCGAAGAGAAGAAGGAAGCTGAAGATGCTGAAAAGCTTCTTAAGACTATGTTCGGATTTTAATCTTCTTATAAATTCAAAGAAAGGAGGTTAAGATTATGATGAATTGGAAACCAGTTATGGACGCTCTGCCAGATAATGACAGAGAAGTCCTTTGTATGCTTGAGGATTATCCTGACCCCGTTATGGGGTATTTTCTTGATGGTAAATGGATAACAGATATCCCTGATACTGAAGTTATTTCTTGGTGTGAAACGCCACCTCGCTACAAAGAACGAGCATTAAATTTTCGTTCTGCATGGGAAGCCCATCATCTTGCAAGCAAAATTAAAACAACAGGCAAGGCAGCGGAAGACGATTTTAAGACAATGTTTTATCATGTTCGTGGTCGAATTTATGATGCATCAACAGATGGTTTGTTTTCAATCGTCATTAATTACCCTCCAAGAGAGGATATTGTACAAATGCTACAAGAAAAAGGTTTTCGAGTGGAAACCTACGATACAAAATTTGATATTTCTTGGCTTAATCCAAAAGGCCAGCCGAGAATTAATGATTAAGTATAAAGGAGAATAAATAAATGGAACTGAATGTACCGAAGTTTAAGCAGACTTTTAATGTTGAGTATAAGTTTTATAATGATAATAAGGTAGTAGAATGTTTTGTGACACCTCGAAAGAGACTTGAGTATCTCTGGGCAGATTTAAATCTTTGTGGAGATTTTATTTCTGCTCTTAGTGCGGACCGAGAGTGTGACGGTAAAGACTATTTCTGGAGTGGCAAGGCGGTTCTTAAGCCAGGGGATGTAATGGATATTGAAGCCGCAAAGAGCATCGCTCTCAAGAAGGCAATGCGCTCTTATTACAATGAAGTAAAGTGGAGATATCGTGAAGTATGGGAGAAGATTTCAAGAATTGCCGCAGAGCGTCTTGTTTATATTGAAAAGGCAGAAGCAAAGGCAAGTGACCTTACTCTCGAAATTGTTGAAATGACAAAGCAGTAAATAAAAATTAAGAAAGTCAAGGGCGATGGCTCTTGACTTTTTTTGTGTTTTGTGATATAATATATATAGAAAGTTAAGAAAGGGAGAGATTTATATATGAAAAAGAAAACAATGATTGTACTGGATGCATATGAACTTGAATGTGAAATTGCTCGTAGACTTGGATTTACTTACCACTATAATACAGATGTAAGACAAGCTTTGTTTGGTGATAACTATCAGAACGATTGCTGCAAATATTGCTCGGCAGAATGGATTGAAGAAAATTTTTATTATGATATGGATGAAAAAGAAAGAAGTGTTCTCGAAGAACTTCTGAAGATTCTTAAGGAAGAAGGAATTGAAGGAGATTTTCTTGTTGATGTAAGCTGGTAAGGAGGAGCGATATGGAAAGAGCAACAAAATTTAATAAAACCTATTCTTTTACAGAAGGTGAGATCTCAAGATTTTCTAAAGCTTTTAAAACTCATCTCGAAACCTGCGGTGACGATGGAAATAGTGGACGATATAAAATTCCGAAGCATTGGATGAAGTTTGTTGCATATATCCCGCCGAGATCAGGTATTTTGTATAAAGGAATAGAATGTCCTTGTGGTTGGTCTTGTATACTTTCTTTTGTGTGAAAAGGATAACTGTCCTATTGTTCATCCTAAGTTACTGTCCGCCGCCAAAAAGAAGAGCGATAAAGTCTGTCTCTGGTGCGGCGGCAAGTTAAAAAATGATAACGACAGTTTCTGTAGTGTTTATTGTGTCAGTATGTGGAACGGCGAAGGGGATTGACTTTTTGGATAATTTGTGATATAATTATTATAGAAAATAAGAAAGGAAGAGGTTATAAATGACTTTAACAATTATTAAGTTTATTTGCTTATTTGTTGGAATTTGGCTTTCTATCGTAGATGTGGGGCGCATAAAGTGCAAGCAAGATGTTTCCGCAGCAACTATATTTTTCCAAGCTTTGGGAATCACAGGTTTTATTTTCTTACAATTCTTGATGTAAAGGAGAGATTTTATGAGATTTTATCAGGCAGTTTTTATAAATAAGATGGATATGAGTCTGGAGGGATGCTAATGGTTAAACTTTATCTTGCTCGACATAAGCGATATGATATGTATTGGGGAAGAAAATACGATAGAGATATGTGGACAAATGATTTGCACGCCGCCATACTTTTAACGAAAGAACAATGGGAAGAGATTATGGCGGCAGATGATGAATTCAAAGATAACATAATTCTTTATGAGAGGAGATATGAGGTATGATTAAAACTCTTTTAATTATTGGTGGAGTTATTCTTTTTGGCGGGTTTTGTCTTGTAATATGGGCTTGTTGTAAGGCGGCGGGCGATGCTGACAGAGAAATGGGATGCGAGTATATTACTGAAGAAGACTTGGAGGCAATGTAATGACAAGTACTTGTTGGATTGTATTAGCAGCAATTTGTGTCATACTAGGCGTTCCTTCTCTTATAATTGGTATAAGCAAAAGTGATGTAACTTTTAATTATGTGGCAGGCATCTGTATGGTATTAACTGTTCTTTTTTGGAGTCTTTCAGAAGGTAATAAAGAAAGAGAAGGTAAAGTTTTACAAGTTCTTGTGACACAAGACTCTTGTGTTCAATCTCTTAATGAAGAAGGTGAACTCGTTTTTGTGCCTACATACTGCTATTTAATTGTATTTGAAGCAGATGATGGAGAATATAGAACATATACTACATTTGAGGATAGTTACAAGGAAGGAGATATTATCGTATACAAGTATAATGAGACAAAATCTATTACCATAAATGATTAAATAAAGGAGGAATAATGAGTACATTTTTGTTTATTATAGCTGACGACATGTGATACTGATAAAGAATTGGGAGGTTATGTAATGTTTTTCTATATATTTTTAACTTTTGGATTTATTTTTGCAATATTTTTTTTGATGTGTCTTATTTATTCCATAACAGAAAAAGATTTTGAAACGCTTCCTTGTGCGTTTATCTCACTATTTTTTACAGTTACTTTTATTGGAGTATCAATCCTTTTAAAGGAAAAAGTTGGAACAGTATGTAGTGTTGAAAAAGTTCAAACATCTTATATTCAAACAATAAAAGATGGAGAGATTGAACAAGTTCCCAGCTATTCTTATCTAATTCTTTTTCAAACGGAAAGTGGCGAATACAGAACTTTTACTACAACAAATGTTAATTATGGCATTCTTAAAGAAAGAGATCCTATTACTTATACACTTGATGGAACAGAAAAAATTAAGGAGGAATAATAATGAGTACATTTTTGTTTATCGTAGCTGGCGGACTGGTATTGCTAACTCTTTCAGGACTAATTTCTGCAATTAAAAACCGAGATGCTTCAGCAGGCTTCGTTTCTATAATTTTCCTATTTATTGCATTTGTACCAGCTTACTTTGGTTATATGCAGATGGATCTTGTTGGTACTGTGGAATATGTGGATTACGTAGAGATTGGCAAAGACGAATTCGGAACTATGAGACGTAAATATACTGCAACAATTCGGAATAAAGACGGCGAGCAAGATATTGTTACCTGGACAGGTCTCCCTAATGATGAAAGATATGCAGATGCTAAGGCGGCAGTAAATCCTGAGATTGATAATACAGCAGGGGAAGCAAGTTTGTTTGAATATAAGCGTTATGAGATTCAGTAAGGAGAGATAATATGGGACTTGATAATAGTATTACTTTTAAAATTAAATGTCCTTCACTTGGCATTCACTGGAAAGAATATGACGTTTGTTATTTTAGAAAATATTGGGGATTAAGAGGACAGATGCTCAAAGTTATTGGATCTTTTGATAGAGACGACTATGAGTATTCTCTCACCAGAGAAAATATTTATGATTTTGCTGATTTACTTGAGAAATATACCAAGATTGATAATGTAAGAGGAGCAGATTTGTCAACTATTTGGGACGAAATCCAAGAATGTTATCATATAAGAGATGAGTATAGTAAGATTAAATTTGCAGAAGATTTTTATAATGAAAAGATTTCTCTTTATGAGTTTATTTATGTACTTTCTATTTGGAATGGAGAAGATAAAGTAAATCAAGTTCTTTTAGATTTGCTTAGTAAAGGAGAAGAACTTCCAAAAGATTTTGAATGGGCATTTTGTTTTTCTGATAGTTATTAAATTAAAAGTCAGGCGGAGAACCCGCTTGACTTTTTCTGCGTTTTGTGGTATAATATATATAGAAGGTTAAGAAAAGGAGAAAAATTTTATGAATATTTATGTACGAAGAAATATGGTAGACCAGTGGTGGGAGATGTGTATTGAAACTAATCGTAATAATTGGTTTCCTATTATGAATCATCAGACCACGGATTTTATGGAGACAATGGATCCAGAGATTATCAAAATCGATGCAAGACATTTATGGGGCGGCGCCGTTGATGATTGTTCGATTCTTATGGCTCCTCCAATAAGAGAGTATGAAAATACACATGGCTATTATAATTAAATATCTTGATTTTTCCCATAAACTGTGATATAATTATTATAGTAAAGAAAGAAAAGAGGTTGATTTTATGTCACTTGCACTTGGAAGAATTAGTGAATATGATGTTGAGGATTTTGATATTTTTAATCATCAGAACACTCGTACAGAAGAGGATATTAAGAACTCTACAAGTTGTTACAATTGTATGGCATATGCATTTGGTGCATATGAGTGGCTTTTTCCTCTTGATACTTGGAACGAAGACGCTGGAGATATTCTTGAAGAGCTTGGTATTAGATATACTGAAGAACTTTGCAACAGAATTTGGGATGCTCTTGAATATGGTGTTTACGAAGATAATATTCTTATGAAACTTGCCATCGAGAGAATGCTGGCTATGTTCCCTGATCTTCGTCGTATTAAATCTTTCGATGAACTTGAAGATGATGAGTATGGTATTGTTTATGCAGCCGGTGGTGGAGATTTCCACTTCGGACGATATGAAGATGAAGTATGGACTCATAAGATGGGTAATCTTCGTATTGAAGAAGTAGACTGTGAAGATGATATTTTTGGTAGTAAATATGATAGCAAAAGATTTTATTTTGCAATGAAAAAAGGTGAGGTAAGATATGAGTGTTAAGGAAAAGATTTTCAAGATTATGGAGCAGTATGAGGAGCATGGTATCTATCGTGAAATTGAAATAAATGGCGAGTGGGAAGAAGTAGGTCTTGAAGAAGAGATTGAGGAAATTCTTAGTAAAGAAGAGTCTGTTACTGAATTTCAGGTTGAGGCGACGAATATGTTTGAGAATCCCGGTATTGATGTTTATTCTGTTTCTATTGTATGGATTGAAAATGGAAAATTGGAAACCATTCTTAATTATGAGATTGATAGAATTTAAAGGGGAAGTTTTATGAGATATATCTATAATTTTGCATTGCTTTGTTTAACAATCTATATGTGCATCAATTATAGCTATTGGTGGTTACTATTGATATTTTTCTTCTGGTCGTTCAAAGAGAACTAAGTTGACTTTTTTCGTAAAATGTGATATAATTATATTGTAAGGTTAAGAAAGGAGCGAATGAAATGAAGTCTAATGCACATAAGAAACGAACTTTTGAAGATAAGTTCGCACGACATTTTTACTGTAACCATGCAAGACTAAATTCTCTTCGTTCCGATAAGAAACAATGCCGCCGCAAGGAGCGACATTATGGAAAATCTTTATGTAATGAAAGTGAGGTTACTATGGCTAAGATTGATTGGCATTATGCGGCTGCCCGTATTGCTAAGATTTATGGAACTCAGTATGAGTGTTCTGCTATGTATGATGGCGATGAAGATGATTTCATTGTATGCGGAGAATGCGGCGAGCCTATTTATTTAGATGATTATCCCGAATTTGATGGGGCGGCGGACAAGAGTTTTTGTATGTGTCCCATTTGTGAGCAGAGACTGGATTTGATCTAAGAAAGGGGAATGGATATGTGGATAATTGAAGATTACGATGGTGTTCGTAAGGTATGTGCAACAAAAGAAATTGCTTTGAAAGAAGTTCTTCGAATGCTTAAAGAATTTTATAAAGAAAATCCTAATGATGAGCAGGAACTTAAGGATTATCGAGAATTGACGGAAGAGTATTTCTCTCCTTACAGAGAGGGCTTCTATGTAGATGGGTTTTGCTGGGTTTCTAAAGCAGAATTTATTGATGAGTAAGGACTTCAAGGATATTGACTTTTCTTTCAGAATGTGATATAATATATATGTAAGGTTAAGAAAGACGCTACGACTTAAAGGAGGAGTTCCTATGGGAAGATTCATCAGAGAGTTTGCAGAGTTTGATATGGCGAAGAACTTCGCCGCCACAGTAAATGCAGAGGTCATCACCAGATATGACTGGGATTCCTTTGTTGGACGTATCGTAAAAACCTACAGAGTTACCTACTCTGTTTCTTAAGGAGGGATGGGAATGGCATATTGTGATGTATGTGGAACTCCTGTTCATGAGGAGGATTACTATGAAGAGTATGACATGTATGTTTGTCCCGATTGTCTCTCTGCTCTTGAAGAAGAGTTGATGTGGCTTGATGAACAGGGTTGACTTTTTTGACAGAATGTGATATAATAAATATAGAAAAGATGAAAGAGAGGAAATCCAAATGGGATATTACACAAGATTCAATATTGAGATTAAGACTCCAATGACGAGAGAGCGTGCAGAGCAGATTGTTAGTCGTCTTAATACAATCATGGACTATGGAGATTGTTTTGAGGTTGCTGGTTCAAGTGGTAGATTCAGAGACATTACACTTGAGACTTGGAGTCTTGAACCTTGTGACGAGTTGAAGTGGTATGACTGGGAAGAAGATATGTCTCAGCTTGCAGATGAGTTTCCTGATGTTGAATTCCGCGTTGAGGGAGACGGAGAAGATAGGGATGATTGGTGGATTGCTCTCTTTAAAGGCGAAAGAAAGCAAATCAAGTATTGCTCGCCGCCAAGTGATGAGTGGGATGATTAAGGTGGTTGACAAATTTCACGGAATGTGATATAATATTTATAGAAAGTCAAGGAAAAGACTTAAAAACCCGTTAGCACAGGACGTGAACGAATAGTGTATCGCAGGTTACGAGGTAAGCTTAGGAGACGAAGCGGAAGCGGTAATGACCGCCAAGGCGATTAAGAAATTGCTCGGGTTAGGATGCTTAACCGTGTGAAATAAGCTGACAAGGAAAAGTCATTAAAACCTCTCAGTTATCCGAGTATAGAGATAGCAGCGGAGCAATTAACGCAATAGAGATTGCCGGACTGTGTTGGCTCGATGACCGCCACCTGCTAAAGACAAAGCAGTTAGAGTAAATGTGAAAAGATGCGAACAGCAAGATAACTGGTATGCAAGGCAGGAAACTCTAAGTAACATTTATTCTGTCTAATAATTAAAATGAAAGCGGAGTCATGACCGTTAGTAAGACTCGGTGGGTATTTTCCGAGGATAAAGAAGAAGAAATATCTGGCTGATTAGAAAGGTAATCAGACTTTTCATACTTTTCAACAGGAAAAGTTTCGTGTAGTACGAAACACTACCGCAAGAAAAAGCGAAGAATATCCCTAATGAACGAGGGTTTTCTTAAGTCTATAGATTAAGAAAACAACAGTTCTGATTAAGTTAAGTTAATTATTAAATAAATATATTGAGAGCCGAACTCGTAAAAACGGAGAAAGTTTGAGGTAAGATTATGATGAATTTTGTTGAGACTAAGGATTATTCCGCTACTAAGATCAAGGCTGAGGCGAAGGCTTGGGCTACTGAAGCCATCATGACTGCTCTTGCAGAGGTTCTTGGTGCTGAGAATGTTGGTATGGTTCGTACTGGTACAAGCGATTCTAAGAAGAATGAGATTGGTGCTGTGATCGGTACTGTTGAGGTTAATGGTGCTGAGGTGCCTATCGCAGTGGCTATCAATGTCGCCGCTAAGCCTTACACTAATGCTCCTGCGACCGTTAAGCGCCAGTACGATGCATTCGACTTCGTTGCTGCTCGTCAGGCTTATAACGACTATGTGGCTGATAAGGAGGCTAAGGCTGCCGAGAAGGCTCAGGCTAAGGCGGCTAAGATCGCCAAGGACGAGGCAAAGCGTAAGGAGATTGCTGAGGGCTAATTAATTGGGGAGCTTAGTCTCCCCTTTCCTTTTATGGAGGGATTAATATGAAAGTTTATGTAATGAATATAGAAACTAATGAAATTGTTTATCAGAACGATGAAATATTTTCAGTGCGGCGCCGCACGATTTATAAGAATGATGAGAAGACTAAGTATTTTGAAGTAGAAGAGAGAAGTGGATATCAGTTACTTTTTGAAGTCGCAAAACATAGAGTCTTTAAGGAGGTTTTTGTTTAATGACTTGAAGACTTATTGAAATGAGAATAGAAATTGAGTAATTACGTGAGGTAAAAGAAGTATGAGATGTGAATGCTGTGGAAAATGTAGGATGCCAGATGGGCTTGTAATTAAGCCCGATGGCGAGAATGAACTTGATCCGTGTATTTATGAACCGGTTGAGGAATATGGTAATGTCACTGTAACAATTAGCAGATGTGTTAATTGCGGACACATTGATATCTCGTGGCGGCGACAGGAAGATACTGTTGATTTAACTGAATTGCTGTAAAAATGAAAGTCAATCCTTTAGAAGAGGGTTGACTTTTTCTGCGTTTTGTGATATAATATATATAGAAAGTTAAGAAAAAAAGTTAAATAAAAGAGGTAATATTATGAATAATGTTTATTTACTTTACGGTGTGCGTTCCTTCTTTGACGGAGATTATGCCGAGCCTGATTTTACTCTTCTTGCTATCTATGATTCAAGAGAAAAAGCTGAGGCGGCAAAAGTAGATTGGGAAAGCGAAAGTGATATGTATGATGAATATAAAATTATGAACTGGAAAGTGCAGTAATAGAGAGGAGAATTATTTATGTTCGATAAGAAGTATGAAGTTTATCTCAGTGGACATATTCTTCTTTGTGGAGAATTTGAAGGGATTCATTCTTTTGTAGAAAATTATTTCTATACTCATGAAATTCATCGGGAATGGTTGGAAGATATGAAAGAAGAAAACATTGATAATACTCTGATTGAAGAGGATTATTCTTATGAAGATAGTGTTCAGTTCTATGTTGATGATATTAAAGCTTGGGCTACACCTGCTCTTGATGGTTTTGAGTGGAGTGGCTATTATTTTAAGGAGGTAAGATAATATGGATAAGATTATGGTAGGGGATATTGTTAAGGTTAATCCCAATAATGCGGGGCATAGTTATTCAGTATATTTGGAATGGTTTAGGTTCTATAAGGTAAGAGACGAAAAATTTGAACCTAAACTCCCTACACTTAAGGAGCATATTAATGCCCATGATGAAGATTACACTGTAAAATGGATTGCACCACATCTTCGTTGTGATAAAATGCTTTGTGCAATCGAAGGTATTGATACTGGAAGAGTTTTTCTTGTTGATAGAGATGTTATTGCTGGGTATTATCATACAGAAAATTCTACTGATTATTGTTATGATGTTAATGAAAGACTACTTGTACAAGAGATTATCCGTCTTAATTCAAAAATTGATACACTTAAAGAGGAAGTAATTTCTCTAAAGGAAAAGACGAAAGAATTGGATAATACAGATGCAGAAGCCGATCCCATGCCGCCCCTTGAAAATGGTTGGTTTGGCTTCATTAGAAAGTATGATGAATGTGGTAATATTGAGAAAGAAAATAAAGACGATTGGTTTGTTGTAATTAAGACAGAAGATAAATGTAGTATGATTTACAGAAACGGCGAAGCAGACGAGTTTGTTAATGAAGATTGTGCTCCTTTCTGTTTTGAAAATGATGGAATTATCATGGACGAAGATAACCAAGTAATGGCGATGATTGTTTATTTATGCAAGGCGAGAAGCTTTGATGCTGCGCAGTATATGTATGAGAACAATCTTAAAACTTGTTTTATTGATGATAAGGAGATCTGGAGAAGATAAAAATATATTGACTTTTTCCATGAATTGTGGTATAATAAATATAGAAAATGAAAAGAAACAGAAATAATAATCTACCAAATTGCAGATAGTTTTGTTGATGGAAATCGGAACTCATCTGATTAGTTGGTTCAATTATAATAAGCAAAGTATATATACTTTAATAATCTGATTTTATTATAATTTTATATCTTCAATCCCACATTTATTTAAAGGAGGGGATGAAAATGGAAAAATGGAGAAAATTTTCTAAAGAACAAATTTTTGCCTTTTATAATCAAGCGAAAAATAAAACAAATTTTTTAGAATTAATGGGATATAAATGCTATAATAAAAGTGCTTTGAAAAATATTGCTAATGAATATCCAGAGTTAGACCTTGAAGCTCTTTCTGCAAACAGATTTCAAGACTTAACTAACCAATCATTTGGACGTTTAACTGTTTTATATAAAGATGAATTTAATTATAAAGATAGTAATATAACTCATTGGATTTGTCAGTGTTCCTGTGAGAATAAAACAATTTTATCTGTTAGTCGTTCACACTTAATAAGTGGTCATACTAAATCTTGTGGTTGTCTTTCAAAAGAAAAGCATAGCAAAGATAAAAGAAAAAATTTAAAGGGGCAAAGGTTTGGAAAATTAATTGTGAAAGATATATCTCCAAGCAAAATTTCTCCAAATGGACGAAGTCATGCATGTTGGTATTGTGATTGTGATTGTGGTAGAAAAAATATTATTGTTTCTACGGATGCTTTAAGACAAGGAAAAGAATCTTGTGGTTGTTCTTTCTCAAAAGGGGAGGAACGAATAGAGAGATGGTTAATTGAAAATAATTTTAATTATCAAAAACAATTCTCTTTTGTGGAACTAAAGGGAAAGAATAAAGAGCTAAGATTTGATTTTGCAGTTTTTGAAAACAATTCTCTGTTATGTTTAATAGAATATCAAGGTGAACAACATTATCAAGTAGTTGATATTTTTGATGGTGAAACGGGTTTTAAACAAAGACAATTAAATGATCAAAAAAAGAGAGATTATTGTGATAAAAATAATATTTATTTATTAGAAATTCCTTATTGGAGTTATTCAAAAATAGAAAATATTCTCGAAGATGAATTGATGGAGGGGTAAGATGGAAAGACTTAAAGAGAAACTTATTGAACGAATGATGTCTGTGGTTAGAAGCCTTGACAATTCTTGTCTTAATGATAATCGAATAGCCGCTTATTCAAAAGAACTTGAAGCATTGGCAAAAGCGTATGCTGTATTGGAGGGAAAGGATGTTACATTATAAAGTTGGAAATTTATTGAATGCGCCCCAGAAGGTTATCGCTCACCAAGTAAATCGTCAAGGTAAGATGGGAAGTGGAGTTGCAAAAGCAATTCGAGATAAGTATCCTAAGGTTTATAA